TTTGCGGACTTGACAAAAACCGCTTTTGTTTGGCTTCGCCCATCGCATACGGCGGTGGGATGGCATAACGCAAAACTGAAAGGAGTTTTGTTATGGACGATTTTGCAACTGGCTATCTGGCTGGGCAGGACGGCGGCAATAACAACGGCGGATTTTTCGGAAACGAAGGTCTGTGGGCGGTTATCATCCTCGCCATCATCTTCGGCTGGGGTACAAACGGCTATGGTCGAAACGGTGGTGACAACGGCATGAACAGCTACATCCCCTATCTGGTCGGCACTGGCGCAACTGGTCAGGGTGGCGCAGATACTCGCGCGGCGCTGTCTGAGGGCTTCTACCAGCAGGATACCTCCCGTTCTCTGGCTGGCATCCAGAGCGGCATCTGCTCTCTGGGCTATGACCAGCTGGCACAGATGAACGGCGTCAACACCAACATTGCGAACGGCTTTGCAGGCGTGAACAACGCTATCTGTCAGCTCGGCTACCAGAACGCACAGCTTGTGAACGGTCTGGAACGCAGCGTGTCCAACGGCGACAACGCCATCAGCCTTGCTATCATGCAGGAGGGCAACGCACGGCAGGCGGGTCAGACCGCACTTTCCACGCAGCTGGCATCTTGCTGCTGCGAGAACAAGCAGCTCATCGGCGACCTGAAGTACACCATTGCACAGCAGGACTGCGCTACCCGTCAGGCTATCGCAGACAACGCCCGTGCCATCGTGGACAACTGCAACGCCAACTTCCGCAGCATGATGGACTACTTCACGCAGGATAAGATTGCCACTCTGACCGCTGAGAACCAGAGCCTGAAGTTTGCCGCTTCTCAGGATCGTCAGAATGCGCTTCTGACCACCGTGATGTCCCAGCAGACCGATACCATCCTGAACCGGGTCAATCCTCGTCCGATTCCCGCTTATCAGGTGGCAAACCCTAACGTGGGCGTGAACTGCTGCTGCTGCTAACCTACACACTCCCCGATAACACCGGGTGAACCATCGGGGCAGGGGTAAGACACCTCTGCCCCTGATTTTTTAGGAGGAAAACACTATGGCTTGCAAAACAAGCTGCAAACTCTGCCCGCACTTGGTCATCAGTCAGGCAGTCACGTTTGCCGACGATACGCTGACCATCAACATCCCTGCTGGCGCATACCAGAACGGAGAGAAGTATTGCATTGTCATTGCTCAGGCTTTGCCGGACACGACCACCATCAACGCCCCTGTGGTCATTACGATCGGCGCAGGTGCGACCGCATACCCTCTGACCGACTGCAACTGCGCTCAGGCAACCGCCGAGAGCATTCACACCCGCACCCGCTATGCTACCCGCGTTGCAACGTCTGCGACCGGCACCGGCACGTTCAAGTATCTTGGCTGCTTCTGCCGTTCCCACGCTGGCGCGCCAGCATCCATTTCTTGAGGAGGTATAGATTATGGGCAAGACTAATTTTCGCCGCATGATGATGCTCCGTGACCACGACAAAGACCGTGAGCCGGAACGTGACCGCCTTGAGGAAGAGCGTGACCGCAGGGAGCGTGAGTTGGAACGCCGTCTGCGCAAGCTGGAAGACGGCAACGACCGCTATTCTTACTATCCGCAGGAGGAGAATCGCTACATCGACCCCTACCCTATCCCCCGTTACCCTGACGTAGAGTATGGGCGCAAGATGCCGCAGATTGGCTTCTCGCAGAACGGAGACTGGGAAAAGCGGTCTGGGCAGTATGAACATGGCGGTGCGGACAGCCGCTCTATCAAGATGCCACGCCAGCACCTCACCCACGATGAAGCGGAAGAATGGTGCGACAGCATGGTGAATGCTGACGGCACAAAGGGCTGTCACTGGACGCTGGAACAGACGCAGGACGTTGCCAAACAGCGGAATATCACCTGTGACCCGAACGATTTCTGGGCTGTCATGAACATGATGTACTCGGATTATTGTCAGGTCGCAAAGCGCCAGTCCGTTGACACTCCAGGCTTCTACGCTGACATGGCAAAGGCGTTCCTTGATGACACGGATGCCGTAGATGGTAAGGCATATCTCTACTGGGATTGCATTGCTGATAAGTAAAACAGAACCCCTGTACAGCCTTGATTGGTTGCACAGGGGTTTGTTCTTTAGCAAGTTCCGGTATCTCCGATTTTTTGCATAGTGCTTTTAAGATTTGGCACATCTTCTTCCGGCATTTTACGTTTGATACCAATAATCGCTTGCGTGATTCCCGCTTTATTTAACTGGTTTACAGACTTACGAAATACAAAATCAATGTTCATATTTGTCTTGATTGTTCCGTCATCTTCAAGATAGCAGTTTGGAATCCACACGTTTTGATTGCTTCCGTTGATTTTGAAACGCTTTGCTTTGTAGCAACCGTAGTCCTCTCTTACAATCAGTTCAACAGGAATACCCTTGTAATACTGCGTGTCAGTATTGTACTTTTCAGCCAGTTTTGCTTTACGTTTTGCTACCTCTGCGTTTATTTTGTCTTGTTCCTCTTTGCTCCTGCGCCTGTGTGGTTTGTATGTACGCATTTTTCTCCCCTCACATAAATTATTTTTCTTTGGTGTAGTACAATTCCATATCTGCCTTGTACATATCAAGTTGTCTTTTGCTATCTACAAGCGTGTTAAAACTAAATCCCGCTGCAAAAGATACAGCAATGGATAAAATCAAGTGCGCTTCGACCCACTTACCAGCTAAGATAAAAGGGATCTGAATCGCTACAGCAAAAGCATCGAACAAAAGAACGTAAATTCCATGCTTAACCATTTTCTGTAAACGGCTAATGCTTCCTTCGTAAAATTCCTTCGACTTCATCATACGTCAATCCTCCAAGAAATCTTCCTGATTCAGAACTTGATTTACAATTCGTTCTGTACATTCTTTGATAACAGTAGATGCGGGGACGTGATCTTCATAAGCTATGTTCTCATATTGTGCTCCTGCATATTCAAAGAACCTTTTGGAAAGTATCTCTGCATCCGAACGGCACAACGGCTTTAATTCGTATTGCAACGGAAATCTTCTTGCAAGTGCAGGGTCAAGCCTATCAAATCGGTTTGTCGTTCCAATAATAATGACATTGTTCGGTAATCTATCCATTTCCTGCATAATCGCAATAACCACACGGTTCATTTCCCCAACGTCATCTTTTTGCCCACGAGCCATTCCGACCGCATCTATTTCATCAAAACAAAGAACGCAAGGAGCAGTCCTCACATAATCAAAAATTCTTGCAAGGTTAGATTGTGTTTGCCCTAAGTGCGAATCAACTAGATTTGAAAATTGAATCCTCAAAAACGGAAGTTTTGCTTTATGCGCAATATACCTAGCCAGCATGGTTTTTCCGCATCCGCTTTGCCCATAAAGCATCAATGCTGGCAAATAAGGAATGCCCATTTCATTTAATTTTTCAGATGCTCGATAAATAGCAACGATTTTCCGCGTTATACTTTTTTCTTCGTTCCTAAGAAGGAATCTCGCTTCTGGAAATTCTTCTGTGTCCTCTGCAATCAAAAGATGCTGTAAGTTATATGGCAATTCAATAAATTCTCTTTTGCTTTCCAACTTGCGAAACATATTTTCTTTGAACTGCTCATCTTTTTTGGATGATATAGAATTCAAAATGATTTTAACGGCTTTTTGCGCGTTTCGCATATCGCCATCGCAAACAAATCGAATAAGGCGTCGTTCACTATCATTCATCTAAGAAATCCTCCAACTCGATCTTCCCATCTGCCGCTGCGACCGCCAGAGCGTAGACGAACTGCCCAATGGTCATTCCGTGCCGTCTAGCTTCACGGTTGATATACTTGCGTTCTTCTTCGCTCATAAGGATGGTAATGCGCTTAGAACGCTTGCCATCGCCACTTGCAACGCCCTGATGCGATTCCGGCATCGGGATTTTTTTCTTTGTCAAACCAGCTTCAGCTAGTGCGCCGGGTACATTGCCCTGTTCAATCAAGCGTTGCACTTCTTTTGCCTGCTTCAGCTTCTTCGGCTTACCTTCGCCTAACACGGCATCATTTGGCTGGCTTTCGCCGTCTTTGGCTTGCTTCGGCTTAATACTGCTTAATTCCGCTTCACTCGGCTGTGCATGGCTATCTATGGCTTCACTAGGCTTAATCGGTGCTTGTTCGGCTTCGTTCGGCTTTGTTTGGCTTACTTCTTCTTCCTTTGGCTCACTTCGGCTTAATGTCTGCTCCGAAAAAATAGGTTGAAAATCAAAACCGCCAAGCAGACCTGAGGATTTTTTGCTGGTTGGTTTCATTTTACATTTCCTCCACTTTCTTCGGAAGCTCACGAATTGGCATCCAGTATTCAATTTCTCCCGGCTTGAACTGTTTTACGATTCCCCGATTGTTCCACCATAACCCTTTCCAATAATAGCCAATATAAATGCTTCCATCTTTGTCAGCCAACAAAACTTCTTTCTTCTCTTTTGGTAAATCCCATTCATAGTTTGTTGGTGTCCATTTTTGAAACTCTGCTGTGTCCATAACTGTCACAAGAGCGTCCATATATGCGTCTTTTTCTTCCTTGCTTTTAGCTCCAGCCCAATAGCAAGAAATTTCACTCTGAACGATTTCACCGTCAATCAGTCGCATTTTTATCCCCCTCTACAATCTTCTTTGCCAGCTCTTTGAAATCCTCTGCGCTGGTGCTCTTTGCCGTGTCACCGCTAAACAGGCTGTGACGCTCTGCCTGTGCCTTACGAACGCCCATAGACGGTCTAATCTTCACGTCCAACAGAGTTGTTCCCATGCTCTGTGCAATTACAGGGAGCTGCTCCACAACCTCTTTGGACAGGTTCTCTCTGCTCTTGTACTGGTTCAGAAGCAGACCTTCAATCTTCAAAGTCGGGTTGAAGTATCTGCGAACATCACCAATGGTCTGCGAAAGCTGGCTCAGTCCGGCAAGCGCATAGCGGTCTGCCGTAATAGGCACGATGATGCTGTTGGCGGCGATCAGAGCGTTTACAAGCGCAAGACCGAGCTGCGGGGGAGTGTCCAGAACAATGTAATCGTACTGTTCTGACACTGATTCCAGTGCTTCACGAAGCCGGAAGTTCTTGCCAATGTCCCGGACAAGCTGCTCGTCAATGTCCTTCAATGCGTTGTCTGACGGCAGAATGTCACCTGCTTCGCAGTGCTGGATTCCTTCCTCTACTGTACCCTGCCGGGTCATTACATCGAACAAAGTACACACGTCCTCTGTCTGCGCACCGTATGTGTCCGTTGCGTTGCACTGGGCATCGCAGTCCACCAGCAGCACCTTCTTTCCAAGCAACTGCAACGCACCAGCCAGACAGGTGCTTGTGGTAGTCTTTCCTGTTCCGCCCTTCTGGTTGGCGACAGCTATGATTTTTGCCATTTTATCACTCTTTCTTTATTCTTTCGGTTCGTCAGGAAGTGGCATCCAATGGGTTACATGATATAACACATTATCATCAATCAGTTGGGTTTCACTATTGTTTCCATAGAACGCATCCGTCAACACATCATCTGTATACCATTTTTCGCCTTTGAAGTCACCATAATAACCGAAAGTAACGCCCATCACTTTATCATAAATGATAATCTGAACGTACTTGTCTGGCATCTTATCTTTTACGCTAATCCAACCCATTCTCGCTCCTTTCTGCATCATCTGCTCAATGTGCTACATCTGACTATTTCAAGAAGCTATCATCAAACGTAGCATAATCGTCAAGGTCTGCATCTTTCAAAATTGAATACATATAAGCGCCGGGGTCTTTTTCAATCCTATCAAGTCGCTCGCTGACAAGAATCCTGTATGCATTCTCAATGATGTTCACAACAGCTTCTTTTTTCTTGTTGGGCTTGATGTTCGGATACTTCTCCGGCAATCTCTTTGCCACCAGCTTTGCGGTCAAGATACACTGGCTTTTAGACATCTCCGGCGCAATAGATGCCCAATCCACATCCTCATATGCGCCACTGCGGGGCTTTCTGGCAGGTCGTTGGCTCTTTGGAACATCTTTTAGCTCTACGCTTTCAACCTCGTTAGCTTCCACGTCTATGACTGGCTCATTAGACTTGAAAGCTACATTGAACTTTACAGCAACCGCATTGCGACCTCTCATAACCTTGTCATATTCAACGCACAGGTCTGATACTTCGTTTATTTCAGCTACCGCAATATCAATGACACGCCGCCTAAGATGCTTGAACTCTTGATAGCTAGGTTCTCTTGCGCCAAGCTGTTCCCTTAATCTATCCAACGTAATTTCGGGCTGGCTCACGCCACGTCCGATGAACTCTCTGAGAATTGAATACAGCAAAATGCTATACTGAGATTTCATATTCGCTGTGTAGCGCAAGCGATACTTGACATATCCACGCTCTGCAATGTCGAAGAAAACAGGTTGTAGAAGTGGGTTACAGCACAACGACACAGTAATGTTCATCAAACTAGGTTCAAAATTTACAGTTGCTCTGCTGAACAGGGGATACAGGTCAAACGAGCCTGAACCGTCACCTCTAGGAACTTCAACGGAGTTGTCGATGAAATGCTTGACCTGCGCTTTCAAATTCCTAGAGTTGATTTTCAACCCCAAAAATTCGCAATATTCTTGTAACGTAAACTGAACCGTTGAAGTTTCGGGGTCTCTCGGATTGATACGGCTAAGATACACTTCAAGCAGCCGAAGCTCTCCTGCTGTATAATCAGTGAACTTTGCCCAAACAAGCTGTCTGCTTTTTTCAACCAAGTTCCCGCCTTTAATATCAGACAATCTTATCACGCCTCCTCTCGTATAAGAGTATATCACAAACAGGTGTACAAATCAATAGCAAGTGTACACCTGTTTCCACTTCTTGTACACCTAACCGTCCACATTTCGTACACCTATTTCCACAATCTGTACACCTATCTCCATTTTTTGTACACCTCTTTACATTATATAAAACAAGACTATTAACAGGATTATAAAATAACTTCTACTAATAGCAGAAGAAGAAAATTTTCCACAAAATCTTTTCTTTCTCTCTTAAAAAGTGGAAAACGCAAAGCGAATACTACCAAATAAACAGTTGTTCAACATCCAAAAGGTTGAAGCGCTTAACGGTTAGCTTTACCTAACGTGTACAAAAAGTGGATGAAAAACTTTTAATTCAATGCTATGGGGGACAGATTGACAAGCCAACCAATCACAGGCAATAGATTGACGGTAATTCGTTATTTATTCCGCACGAATGTTGTCGATTTACAGCCTATGGGGGACGGATTGACAAGGCAAATTTGCCCGATAGGTGTACAAAAAGTGGATGAACGTGGACAAAATGTTCTGCAAAAACTGCGATAATTCGACAATCAGCGCAAAATGTTTTCTTCGTTGATGGTATAAGAATCGTTTCGCTTCATCGCCGCAGCTTCCCCACAGTCCTGTGCCTGATACAAAATCTGCATATTGGGTTGTGTTCCGTCTGGGTCTGGGTCGGTTTTTGTGGCCTGCGCCATTTCATAATGACCTGTGACGGTACGGCAGACGGACACACGATCACGCAAAGTCGTGTGAAGGTTGGCTACCATTTCGCACAGAACGGCAAGGTAATCTGAGCCGTGATTGCCATAGATCAGATAGCACAGCAGGTCGATTTCTTGCGGATGGGCTTCTTTGATATGCTCTATCAGCGCATCCCTCTTTCTCTCGGTGCTGGCATCGCCAGCCAGACTTTCCAATAATCCAGGATGCAAACAAGTGTCTATGTACGGCTTGGCCGCAACACCGCAGCACACAAACCATTTTATGATAGTAGAAGCATCTGGGGTCATTGTCCCTTGCTCATAACGAAAGATGGATGTTCGGCCTATACCCATTTTGTCCGCAAGCTTCTGTTGGCTAAGCCCAGATTCTGCTCTTGCCATCTCTAACACTTTTGCCACTCGTATCCTATAATCATCCATAAATACCCCTCTTTCGACAAAATGACACAAAAGCAAAGAAATTCAACTGATATATTGTTCAAAATGTGAAACAATAATTGAAAAAAGTCGCTGTTCCATTGAAACAGCGAGATGTGGTATAACTGTATTGTCAAAAAATTCCAAATAGAAAGGAAACACAAAATGAAAGAAACTGCAATCTGGAACTATGAACGTATGCCAATCATCGATGGAATGCCCGCCAGCGTTACCGATGGGCAGCCACACACACCTGAACCGTGGGAGGAAAGCTAATGAACCGAACTGTAGATGATTTGATTGTCCCATACGCTCGCAGACGGACGCTGGAGCTTGTCCTGAGCCTTTCTGGGTACGAAGCTGATAAAGATGCTTACCTCGAAGCAAAAGGCATCCTGGAACGTGCCGTAGCCGCCTTAGACGATGGACGCGACCCGGCAGATAACATCGAACGCATTGACGGAAAGCTTGTGGAACTGTGAAAGGAGAAGAAGATGGACTTTACGAACGGATTCTATAAAACCGAAAACCCTGTTATTCTTGAAGAAGTAAAAACCTTCCTCCAGTCAATGGAACGGCGTGGAGCAACCGTGAAGGACTTAGACGATGCCATTGTGCAGCTAAACAATGTTTCGCACAGCATCAGCACAAACGCTCTCGTCAAAGCAGATGTGCTGGACGATTTACCGGATAACCCCTTTCGTTCCATGCTCAACGGAATGTTACAAAGCAAAGGGTAACTTAAACTTAATGTGGCTCTTAATCATTGTCATTGCGATTTTTGGCTTCCCTGATACAAAGTAATGGATGCGAAGAAAACATTCGACTTTTACGAAGTTGTTAAAAATACATTGACTTTACAACTAGAAGATGTATAATCGTATCAAATGAACATTCATTTTTACTGATCGGGAGGATATGCCACAATGAGTGAACAGGAAAGAGCCAAGATTGACCGATTTATTGCATGGCTGCTGGAACATCCTGAAAAGATTCCGGCAGCGGAGCAAGCCCTAGACCTGGAATAATAGAAAACCCCTTGGGCAGAGCTACACCAGCCCGGCACAAGGGGTTTTTATTTTACCGGGTCAGAACCGTTTCCTCACATCTTCTCGATCAGGTTCATCAGCGCTTCACGCTGTTCTTTCGGCATAGATTCAAGCTTTTTTCTAATCCGCTCCACTGCTGCATCGACTTCACTTTGCGGCTGCTGGGGCGGATTCTCTTTTTGGTCGCCAGTGAGAAGGTAGTCTACAGTAACGCCAAAGTACTGCGCCAATTTAACTGCATTCTGATTGGTCGGCTTTGCATCGTTTCCGGAACTTGCTTCTGTTCTCCAATAACTATAAGCGGATTTTGGGACACCAGCATCGGTTAAAGCACGAGACGGCCTTACTCCCTTTTCTTCGCATAGTTTTACGAAATTGTCAAAAAACACAAAACTTACCTCCAGTGCTTGTACAAGATGACAAAGTTCTACCACTTGAACAAAAACACTTGAAAAGTTCTACTACTTGTGCTTTAATAAAGATACCGAGTTCAATCGGCAGAACAAATTAAAGGCTTTGAACAAATAGAAGAACGTTCGATAATGTTTTTGCTTGACACCATAATATTATCATATTCTTTCAAAAAGTTCAAGTATTAGAACAAGAAAGGAGAAAAAATTTGCTTCCTAAGTGGACAGGCGATGTTGTAGGAACGCTTCATGTTCACAATATCGAAATCAGAGAGCTTGCTGCAAAAATGGGATGCGCACCGGAATACTTGGGGAAAATCCTGAACGGTAAGCGTGAGCCTAAAAATGCGGAAGCTAAGGTGAAAGAAGCTCTGGCTGAGCTTGTAAAGGAAAGAGAGGAAAAATGAGAGAAATCGTGCTATCCATGCAAAGCGGCGAACCGGTAGCGTCTAGCCGTCAGGTTGCCGAGAACTTCGGAAAGGAACACAAGGACACTTTGGAGAGTATCCGGCAGATTTTGGCGGCGGAAAATTCCGCCACCAAATCCATGTTCTACGAAACCACGTTTGAGAACAGGGGCAAGCAGTACCCCATGTACCTGATGAACCGTGACGGTTTCACCCTGCTGGCTATGGGCTTTACCGGCAAGGCGGCTCTTGAGTGGAAGCTCAAGTACATTGCAGCGTTCAACGAGATGGAGAAGAAGCTGGCTGAACAGCCGCAGCTCACACGCTCGCAACTCCTTGCAACTGCACTGATCGCAGCACACGAAGAACTGGAAGAAAAGGACAAACGGATTGCAGAGCTGACACCGGATGCAGAGTTTGCCAGGGCCGTGTGTATTGCAGACAACTGCCGGACAGCCACCAGCATCGCAAAGGACTACGGTTTGACTGCTGAAAAGCTGAACAAGCTGCTTTACAGCCAGAGAGTCCAGTACAAAGACAGCGATGGTCAGTGGGTGCTGTATAAACCCTATCAGGGTAAGGGCTACACCAAGAACCGTAAAGGCAAGGCCATTCAGCGCTCTAACGGTAAGACTTACATTCCAAATACAACAGTCTGGACGGTCGAGGGCGAAAAACTCATCCATGAGCAGCTCAAGAAGCTGGGCATCACGCCGAGAATCGAGACCAGGGCTGTTGTAGAACAGCAGGATTTCGGTGGATGGGAGGGCTGAACATGGAACAGATTATCACCTTAAAGGTTGACCTTGAATACCCGGAAGAAGCCAAGTTTGCCATTGACGCCGCGGCTAAGACCTACTCGGATTTCAAGCGTGAGCAGGCGACAAGGCGCTTTGTAGAAAATGGTTGTACGCCGGAAGATGCAAAGAAAATCGCAAAGTTCATCCAGTTTCTTGACCAGTGTTTTTCTGAACACAATGAAAGAGCCTTAAGAAAGGCAAGTGAAGTGGATGGAAATTAAATACTGTGAGCGGTGCGGCTGTCTTCTTGGCAAAGTTCTCAAAACCAAACGGTATTGCAAAGAATGTGCAATGTTGGTTAAAAAGGAAAACCAGGCAGCGCGACGCGCTCCATATGGCGTCGTTCCGTGCGAATGGTGCAAAAAGCCGATGCGTAAAGTATACGAACATCAAAAGTACCACCAGAAATGCGCGAACGCTGTAAAACGAAAACAGATCGCAGACTGGTGGAAAGAACACCCGGATTACATCAAAACACCTTCTCGTAAAGCCAGACCGGAAGGGAACCAGACGGAAGAAAAGCCTAAGCCGAAGTACACCATCAAACAGATGAACGATAAAGCAAAAATGCTTGGAATGAGCTACGGCCATTACAGCACTTTACTTGCGCAGGGAAAGGTGAAGGCCCCTGATGAACGGTAAATACTACGGCCAGCGAGAAATTCGCTGGCACAGCCGGGAAAAAGACCGGCTGGAACGCATCCAACGTAAGCAAAGGATGGCAAACGATGAAGAAAGCAATAAGCAACTTCAACAAAAGCAGTCCGTGGCAGAATCGCTGGCAAGAGCGTGAGCCTTTAAGACTGGAACATATTGAGAAAGAAAGAGTGAACAAAAATGAAAAAAATAAAAGTCAGAATCACATTCATCGAAGCGGTTCTCGGCACATGGCCTAGCAACCAGAACATTGCACGCGAGTTTATCGCCAGCAAGTCCCCGGACGCAAACACCATCGAGGACGAGGTGGCAGCTCTGGGCGCTGATGCAGTAGCAGACAAGGGCATGACGGTTTTCCCTAGGAACGAGAACGGCGAGCCTATCTTGTATGACTACCAAATCAAGGGGTTCTTCAAGGATTCCTGCGGTATGCTGGGTCGTATCGGCGGCAAGACTGAGGCCGGAAAAAAGAAAGCCGTGAATGAATCCGGCAAGCTCACCGCATACAAGAAGGTCATTGACGGTCTTATTTTCGTGTCTCCCCGGATGATTTCCATTCATGTGAACGGCGAGATTACCGAGTGCCAGCGCCCGCTGCGAGCACAGACGGCACAGGGCGAACGTGTAAGCCTTGCAAACAGCGAGCAGATTCCAGCTGGTTCAACCTGTGAGTTTGAAATTGTTCTTCTGGACGATTCTCACGAGAAGGTCGTGCGTGAATGGCTGGACTACGGTGCTCTGCGTGGTATCGGCCAGTGGCGCAACAGTGGCAAGGGGCGATATACCTACGAAATCCTCAATTAACCGCTATGGCGGGGTATGGCTGTACTGCACTCGGCGTGGAACTGCAACGGCATAGTGACGATTGGCTCAGAAATGCTAAGGCAACGCTTGGAGACGAAGCGACTTGAGCGGCAACGGCGATGCGCTGATTTGACGAGACCTGCAAAGGCATGGCGAAGCAAGGTTCAGACGAGCAATGGAATTGCATAGACCCGACATGATTTGCTCCGCAACGGCATAGTTCGGAATTGCTGATAATAGCATGGCTATGGCACGGCCTTGAGACGTGGCGCAAAGGCAAGGCATGGAGCAGAAGCGAGTCGCAACGGCAAGGCAGGGAATTGAAAGGCGATGCAATGGCACAGCGAAGAAACGCAACGTAAAACAAAGGCGTTGAGAAGTAGCGCATCGCGAAGGCTATGGATGCAAGGCGTAGCTTTGATAAGCAAAGGCATCGAACGGCGGCGACGTGCGATGCAATGGCAAAGAATAGAACCAATAGGCTAAGGCATTGAGTAGCTAGGAGCAGAACAGCAACGGCAAAAATGAAAGGAGACAAGATGAAAGCATTTATTGAAGTTGCCCTGATGTGGGGCATAGCGCTGGCGGTGGTTTTTGCGGTATTTCTGCTGAACTTCTGGATGGTGCATCACATCGGAATTCTGGTAGGAGCATCAGCTGCCCGTGGAATCATCACGGTATCTGTGGCGATGGCTACGGCATGGATACTGAGTTTTGGAGGTAATAAGAGTGAAAAGCCTGAAAGCTAATGTCCTTTGCACGCTTGGAATCGCGTTAGCAATCTTTTCGGTAGGATGCGGCGACGCAATCCAGAAAAGCCAAAGCGTGGTAGCAATGTTTGGATACGTTTTCCTTTCGTGTAGCTTCCTCGCCGCAGCACTCGTCTTGTGTGCCATTGGGGTCAGCTCTGAAAATGAACGTATTGAACAGAAAAATCGCAAAGTAAAACGCATTCCTCACCACACCAACGAGTGGAACACAAACGAGTGGAACACAAACGAGTGGAGAGATGCACGATGAAATGCCCGATGTGCGGTAGTGATAACATTGCAACGGTTGACAGCCGGTCTAACAACGACAGCATCGTTCGCAGAAAAAAGTGCCTTGTCTGTAACCATCGCTGGACGACCATCGAAATCGACAAAGACCAGTGGTATAGCGCACTGCAAATCAAAGAGGAACGTAAGAAGGGGAGACCAAAAGATGATTAACCTTGACAGATTCGGTGGTGTGACCGAACCGGAGGACGGCGTGTATTTCCTAACCCGTGAGCAGGAAGCAGAAGCCAAAGAAGCTGACCGGCTGGCAGCGATTGAGGACTTGCAGTCTGAGATTGAGGACAGGGAAGCAGAGCTGAAAGACCTCCGTGCGCAGTTGGCAGAACTGATGGCTGGTTGATTTTATACAGCCAAGTTAAGCCGAAGTAAGAATAATGAAGCCTAATGAAGCCGAAGAAAGGAAACGTATGGATAACAGCAAAATCCATGAAGCTCTGATGGCTGTTCAATCAGAGTTGAAAGCCCCGAAGGGGCAGATGAACACATTTGGTGGTTACAAGTATCGCTCTTGTGAGGACATTTTGGAAGCAGTCAAGCCAATTTTGAAAGAACACGGTTTGCTTCTTACCCTTTCTGATGAACCTAAAGTGTTAGAGGGGTGGCATTACATCGAAGCGACCGCAAAGGTGGAAACTCTGGATGGTGGATGCGTAACTGTTACTGCTTACGCAAGAGAACCGGAGCAAAAAACCAAGATGGATGCAGCGCAGGTGACTGGAACGTCTAGCAGCTACGCTAGAAAGTACGCTCTGAATGGTCTGTTCTGCATTGACGATACGAAGGACGCTGACACGGACGAGTACCAGAAGCAGACCACAAGCAGGGCAAACAAGCCTGTCCAAAAGCAAGCGGGAGCAGAAAATATTCCTCCGTGCGCTTGTTGTGGAAAACAGTTGCAGCCTGTCCAGTACAACAATCGAACTGTATCACCGCTGGAAACTGCAAGAAGCACAAAGAAACGCTTTGGGCGTGTCCTGTGTTGGGACTGTGCTCAGAAACAGCCGAAGGAGGGCTAAACAATGCTTAACTCTATCGCAATTCAGGGGCGTCTGGTTCACACGCCTGAAGCTAAGGTCACGAAGTCTGGCAAGGATGTTTGCACGTTTAGCATTGCCTGCGACCGTCAGAGTGGCGGTCAGAAGGAAACCGACTTCTTCAACTGCACCGCATTTGGTAATACGGCACTGTTCGTTTCCAAGTGGTTCCAGAAGGGCAGTCTGATTCTGGTGACTGGCAGCATCCAGACCCGGAAGTATACCGACAAGCAGGGGAACAACCGCACCGCAACGGAAATCATGGCGAACAAGGTTGATTTCTGCGGCGGCAAGTCTGACAACAAGCCCACCGATCGGGCGCAGGATGCGCCGCAAAACTACTCGCAGGGAAACGCAGATGACTTCTCTGTGATTGACGACAGTTCTGATCTCCCTTTTGACTAATGGTTACGCTACCGGAAAAAAAGGCGAACCACCTACCTTATATAAGAGCTGCGCTATCTGGCTGGACGGGCGTTTGGAAAGATGAAACACTTGGGCGACATCACAAAGATTCACGGCGACAAGATAGAGCCTGTGGATTGCATCACGTTCGGTAGCCCATGTCAGGACTTGTCCATTGCTGGACGCAGGGCTGGACTTGCCGGAGAACGCTCCGGGCTATTCATAGAAGCGGTTCGAATCATAAAAGAAATGAGGTCAAGCACAAATGGACTGTATCCAACTTTCGCTGTTTGGGAAAACGTACCAGGAGCATTCAGTTCCAACGGAGCAGAAGATTTCAGAGCCGTGCTGGAAGAACTTGCCCGCATTGAACAGCCAGACGTTTCAATTCCTCGACCTTCGGGTAGGGGGGGCAGATGGAGCAAAGCCGGAGCAATCGCCGGAAATGGATGGAGCTTGGCTTGGAGACAGCTTGACGCTCAATATTGGGGAGTGCCCCAGAGAAGAAAACGTATCGCTCTTGTCGTGGATTTTGCAGGTCAACGCGCCGGAGAAATACTATTTGAGCGAACGAGCCTGTCAAGGCATCCTAATTCGCGCATCCCGGCGTGGAAAGAAATTGCCGGACTTACTGCAAACTGCCCTGCTGGAAATGATGGAGTGGTGGGAGCCGGGCGCGGCCGCAAAGGCGATGGAGATGCTGATTGTAGAAGAACAAAAACGGATAAGACGGGAGAAGCTGGCCGCTCTGAACGAGAGGAAAGAACTGATAAGAGAGAAAGCGGAGAAGCAGCTGCGTACTCTCTTAAAATCCGCTCTGGCTGTGCCGGAGGAGGAAAGGGCGCGCTTGTGCAAACAGAAAAAGTCGGGACGCTATCGACACTCCAAGACCAGACGATTTTCCAGCTAGTGCAAGCCGGGGAGATAATCCCAATAAACACACAAATCGCTACAAGACACATCTCGATGGGAGAAAAAACAGGTCTTGGAGTCGGAAAGAATGGAGACCCGGCCTTTACTCTACAGGCACGGCATGAACACGGCGTGTGCTATTGCATTGCGGGAAACATTGTTGACAGAGCCGATACGGCAGGGGCGAACGGCTTGGGCGCAAAAGAAGAAGTGGGCTATACACTGAACACAATTGACCGTCATGCAGTTGCGTATTCCATAAATCCGTTGTCAAGTAACAGCATGAAATCGGCAAATCCGTACAGCGGGTTCAATGAAACAGGTGTAAGTAAAACGCTCGACTGCTCTGACGCAAACCCAACGAAGAATCAGGGAGGACTTGTCATCGTTCAGCCGATTCCGATTCAAGACAAAACAGGAACTCTTTCGTCAGGCGCTCACGCTGGAAGTTACAATGGACAGGATGCTTACAACGATATGCTGGTAAGGTGCAGAGTTTTTGACGCAAGAGGTAATGGAAATGGAAAGACGGTTCCGACCATTACGGGAGACCACGAAAGCAGAATCACTGATTATACAGCCATTGCGGATGAACACGCTGGCTGTTTGACACCGTGGGATGTTCAGAGCCGCAGGATTTTTTCTGAATACGGGAAATGGCCGGCGTTGTATAGCGGAGAAGGCGGCGGACATGGATATGTGTTTACACTCCGATGGATTGTTCGCCGTCTAACCCCTATGGAATGCGAACGTTTGCAAGGATACCCGGACGGATGGACGGACATTGGCGAATGGACGGATAGCAAAGGAAAGAAACACAAATACGCTGACAGCCCACGGTACAAGGCTCTTGGCAACTCAATCGCTTTGCCGCAGTGGTTCTGGTTGGTGCAGAAGATGCGCCCTTACCTGAAAGAAAAACCTACGCTGGGCAGTCTGTTCGATGGCCTGGGCGGTTTCCCTCTGGTCTGGCAAAGAGCATACGGCGAGGGAACCGCACGCTGGGCAAGTGAAATCGAAGAGTTCCCGATGGCTGTAACAAAAAGGAGATTTGGCGAAGAATGATTACTTGTTGTCTCAACTGCACATCACGCCGAACGGCTTGCCACGACACTTGCGAGAAATACAAGGCAGAGAAAAAAGACTTCGAAGAGCGCAAGGCGTTCGTGCATGAGCTGAACCACAGCCAGAGTGTGTACCACCGCAACTACGAGGACAAGCACCGGGAACGTGGCAAGAAGCGGTATCTCGGAAGTGAATTTAGAGGTGAACGAGGATGAGACTTGTTGACGTAGAGCCGATTATTGAAGGGTGGAAAGAAACCGGGAACAGTAAAAAAGCCAAAGCTAAAGCGCTTATGAACAGCGGAATTTACTCTGAATACAATAAAGGTGTTGCCCTTGACGCCGCTTCTGACCTTGTTTTGGCACTTGCCGAACAGCTTGAAAACGCTCCATCAATTGCGTGGACAAATGTAAAAGACAAACAACCGAAAGAAGATGGAATTTATCTTGCTGTTTACGATTCTTTGATCTGGGAAAATCTGATTGGGAAAAGGAAGTTTGTAAACGGAAAGTGGATTGACAATAAAAACCCAGTCAAGTTCTGGATGCTAATTCCTAAAATTCCGGGAGACAACGAATGAACACCGGGAAACAGTTTGAAGCAGACTTCAAAGCATCCGTTCCATCCGATGCGTGGTGCTACCGCCTGAAGGACAGTGCTGCTACTTACTACGGCGGCAACGAAAACCTGTCTTTCTCTATCGACAACATCTGCGACTTTATTGTGTACCGATACCCGATGAACCACCTGTTTGAGCTGAAAACCATTGAAACGCCCTCTATCCCTCTGGAAAAGGTGTTTGGTAAGTACGACAAGGCAAAGTGCAAATACCGCAAGGAAAAGCACATCACTGACATGGTGGATGCAATGGGGTACAGCGGTCAGACCGCTCATGTGATAGTCAATTACCGGGCGGTCAACCGCACCTTTGCAATCCCTGCCAGCAAAGTTCTGGCGTTCCGCTACAACGAGAGCCGCAAGAGCATCCCTTGGCAGTGGGCAGAGCAAGAGGGGATAGAGGTAAAAGCAAAAAGGATGCGTGTCCATTGGCGATATGACGTTGATGGACTGCTAAAGAGATTGGAGAATAAAAATGACAATGGTATGCGATAGGTGCGGTGAAGTGTTTCCGCTTTCCAACGATGTGAAATACATGACACCGTTTGATGACGAACTTGACCAATTTGAAAGCAATTCTATTGTAAAATGCCTTGCTGGAGATGATAAAGGGATTTACTCGATAAGAGATGAAACCGTTGTCCTTTGCCCCTCTTGCATGGCAAAGCTGAACGACTGGCTGAAAGGAGAGCAGGAACGACAAGCAAAATGGATTTACGACCATGAAAGCAACTCAATCGAGTGTGACAAGTGCAGAGTAGAATACAAACTCTCGCCGTATGAACGTGTATCGGATTTTGATTATTGCCCTAACTGTGGTTCAAGAATGGAGGGAATAAAAGAGTGAGTGTTGTCTTTAAGTGCGACAGGTGCGGTGAGATTTTTAATCGGAAAGTGCCTGACATAAACGATTGCTACGGTACTGCAAATTCGATTCTGTTCTTAGATTGCACGGTGGAACGCAACCGTTTTGGACTGAGCGAAGAACCGATTCAGCTTTGTCCGTCCTGCATGAAAGAACTGAATGACTGGTTAGAGCCAAACAAAGAAAAACTAGACAACGGAAACAAGAACGAATGGAACAACATGACTACTCAACCGCAAAGCGGGATAGCAGTTGAAATCAAGTTTGATAGTGGAGAGCAAGACATTGCTTATAGAAGGTACGGCGATAAACGCTGGTTCTTGTGCGACAACGATTATGTCTTGCATAACGAATCAATCGTTGCATGGAGATACATCGACTGAAAGGAGAACAGAAGTGAGCAATCATCGTTTTATCTGTCTCGTGATTACAATTCTGGCACTGTCACTCACACTGTTATTTACATCCTGTGGTTCAACATCTGCTGATGCCGAAACTAAAACTGAAACCGCTGACCACCCTTGCTACCATGTTACAGTTTATTCCCCGGAAATTGAAAAAGTAGGCTACGGTAGCGCACGGCATCCAAAGTACACCATTACGGTGGAAAGCTTTAACGAGCTGATTCCGATCTCTAGTGCAAGAGATTACAAACTACTCCAAATACCTCTGGGAGACGGTCGATTTGAGCTTGTATCCACTTCGATGGTTGAAATCGAATACTACTGAAAGAGGTAGAGATATGCAAAGGAAAGTTTCAGACATTTTGCCCAAGACCGAAATCTTGGCGCAGTTGGCAGAAGAAGCATCCGAACTGGCACAGGCTGCGTTGAAGCTGCGCCGTGCGCTGGATGGAACAAACCCGACACCGAAAAGTGTTGAGGAGTGTGAAGAAAATCTGCTAGAGGAACTAGCAGACATTAAAGTTGCGTTCACGGCCTATTTGTCTGATTCAAAACCATGTATCAAGGCAAGGGTTTCGGAGGAAATCTACAAAACCGCCGAGATAAAGCTCGACCGTTGGCTCTCTCGACTTGAAGCAAAGGAGCAGCCAGATGAATAAATTCGGAAACTGCCCTTTGTGTGGCAAACAAGTCAAGCCGACCAACCTCCGCAAAATCGCACGGCAGAACCAGTTGTACGGCTTTCGCATGGCTCTGGATGGCATTGCCGCCACATGGGGCGCACTGATTCAGAACCTTCGGTGCGATGCAGACCTGACCGATGAACAGGTGCAGAAAATCATCCGCATTGGTGACAGATACTGGGAGATGGTTGGGCAGTTCAAAGAAGAGGGCATGACACCTGATGAGTTTGCGGATTACATCACCGCAAAGTCAGAACAGGTCGAAAAAGAGCTGAGAGAAAGGTGGAACTAATGGACAAGGAACAGCTTGCTATCGCACGGTTGCAGGACGCGGCAAGGCTGTCAGAGCATCGGTACAAGAAATCGCTCATGGTCACATACTCTGGTGGCAAGGATTCACAGGTGCTTGTGGCTCTGGCTGAACGTGCAGGAATCAACTTCGAGGTGGTCAACAGCCACACAACTGCCGATGCGCCGGAGACAGTCTATTTTATCCGTGAGCAGTTCAAGGCGATGGAAGAGCGTGGAATCAAATGCTCCATTGTTATGCCACGGTACAAAGACAAGCCCGTGTCCATGTGGACGCTGATTCCGCAAAAGCTGATGCCGCCCACACGACTTGTACGCTACTGCTGTGCCGTTCTCAAAGAAAATACTGGCCGCGATAGATTTATCGCTACTGGCGTTCGCTGGGCCGAATCTACTCGGCGTAAGAACAGTCGTGGCGTGATGGAGCTGATGCACAAAGACAAAGAGAAGCGCATCATTCTCATGGGTGACAATGACGAGAAGAGAAAGCTCTTTGAAACGTGCAACGTCAAAGGCAAGATGACCGTCAATCCGATTATCGACTGGTCGGACGATGATGTGTGGGACTACACGCACAGCGAACACTTGCCCATCAATCCGCTTTACTGCGAAGGACAAAAGCGTGTTGGCTGCATCGGCTGTCCTATGGCTGGTAGGGGGGGCAGACAGCGTGAGTTTATGCGCTGGCCTTCTTATGAAAAAATGTACATCTCGGCGTTTGAAAGAATGCTTGATGTCAGAAAAGCAAAAGGCTTGCCGTACGACTGGCAAACTGGAATGGACGTTTTTCGCTGGTGGATGGAAGATGACAACATCAGCGGTCAGTTGAGCATGGACGATTTGATGGAGGATAACAATGTTTGAATTTGTAACCCGCTGGCTGGTCTGCCTAGTCCTGATGGCGGTAGTGGTTCAGTCAGAACGGACAATCAAGGGCATGGCAGACAGCCTGTTTGAAAAACAGCAAGCAATGCTCGTCTGGCTGTTTGTCAACGTGTGTCTGGTCGTTTGTACGGCTGTTATGATGGGGAGGTAACGCATCATGAAGGTTGGATATATTCAGGAGTATGATTTGAAACTTAATCCACATTTGACCGAGAAATTCAGGTTTCGTGAGGAATCATTCACTCGTCATATCTCAAGTCGTGGTGACAAGGTTCGTAGCAAAATGTTTTATGGATCGATTGATTATGACGAAATCAAGACTAATGCAGAAATCATGAAGAAAAATCCAAAGATTATTTTGATTCGTGAGCCATTTTTACTTGATGATGAACTTCGTGAAAAGGTTGTTAAGTGGGTTGAGTGGGCAAATAAAGCCGACCCCAGTGAGTACAATCCATTTGCGAAGAAAGGAAATAACTAATGGATAACGAACTTTACTGTCCGATGAAGATGACCAGCAATCCGCTTGGTCGGTGCATCTGTGAGAAAGAAGAGTGCGCTTGGTGGCGGCAGCTGGACGGTTGCTGCTCTATCTGGTGGATTGCAACCATGCTAGATAAAATCGAAACGAAAATGAAGAGGTGAAAACTCTTGGCAACACCCCCGAAGCGTGGTCGTGGCAGACCGCCGCTGACCGAAGCTGAAAAGAAAAAGCGTGAGAAGCGAGCGCAAAAGGCGAAAGAGCAAGCCGCTGCGAAACGCGAGAAAGAGCGTGAGAAGAAGAAGCAACAGATGCTTAACAAGCGGAAATCTATCCGATCGCAGGTGAGTAAAAAGGTGAAAGAACAACAGGAGTTAGCGATCACGAGGTCTAAGATGCTAAGCACAGGGGATTTGCAGTCGAGAATCGGCGATGAAGAGGACAAGAAGGTCATCGGCATGATTGCAGCCAAGTATTTTGGAGATCTTCCGAGCGTGGATATGAACAACCCCATTGAAGTGCAGCAACGCCTTGATTTCTTCTTTGACGCTTGCATCGAAGCTAGAATCTCCCCTGTTGTAGAATGGATTGCACTGGTGTTGGGCATTGAATGGCCTAGCCTGAGACAGATTATGACAGGCAAACGCCGTGACGACAGCTTGCAGCAGAAGTACATTCTAAAACTGATTCTGCAAATGCAGTCCATGTGGGCATACAACGGTATGTACGGTCAGGAGAACCCGGCAGAGTGGATTTTCCGAGCCAAGAACTACTTTGGTATGCGTGACAACGTAGAAGTCACCGTTGCCCCGCCGGAACAGCCGCTGGGCGATGCCCAAAGCGTAGAGCAGCTTGCCCAGAAGTATCAGACGACTTTGCCGAAGGAGATTGACGTAGAGTATAAAGAGGTGACAGAGGAGTGAAAGAACTCATCGCTTTCTTTTTATTATCTTGGGCGGTCGCCTTTTTGATTATCAACAATTTTAACGATAAGGAGTAAAACATGAAAAAGGTAGCAACTATTATTTCTTCTGTTGTAGCAGCGTTTTTTGTTGCAGTGGTTCTTTTGCTATGTTTGGAGAGAGTGCCCGTTGGTTATGTTGGAGTTGTTTATTCGGCACGAGGCGTTGAGCAGAACACCTTGTCGCAGGGCTGGCACTTTCTTTCTCCCATGAAACACGTTAGCAAGTTTCCTATCAGCCAGCAGCAACTTATTTTTTCGGATGACCCGGCAGATTATAACGCAAAGGAACACGCAGATTGGCACATTGATGCCCCCGCAAGCGGTGGAATGGTTGGAGTAAACCTTACCGTAAATTATAACTTCATTCCAGACCGTGTTGTTGAACTTTACAGCCGTTTTAATGGGATGGATGGTGAAACGCTTGTCGAAAGCCGTATTCAGAACAGCATTATCGCCTACGTCAAGGAAGTTACGCCACAGTTTTCTGTAATGGACATTTACTCCGAAAAGAAAACGGAAGTAAACAATGCAATCACAAGCTATTTGAATGAAAAACTTACCAATGAATACGGAATCAACGTTTCGAGTGCCCTCGTGATTGACGTGGAATTGGATGATACTCTCACTGAAAAAATTAGAGCGAAAGAACAAGCAAAACAGGACGCAGAGATTGCTGAACTGAACAAGCAGACTGCTCTTGCCCAGGCTGAGACGGACAAGGTGAAGGCTCAGACGGAAGCCGATGTGAAAGTGATCGAAGCACAGGCAGAAGCAGAATCCAATCGTATCGTGTCGGAATCCATCACTCCCGAACTGATTCAGATGGAAGAAGCTAAAGCCAGACTGAAGCATGGATGGGTTACTGTCAATGGCGCAGATACAGTCGTAACAAAAGCTGATTGATGGGGAACATATTCCGTGCAAAATCAAAGACTGGAAAGCTGACAAAGAAATTCTGTTTAAGGATGTTGGGGGAGGATGATTAACATGGGATTGTATAAAGTGCCTGTTGAATGGAGAGAACGTGGATATTTACTTGTTCATGCTTCTACTCAAAAAGAAGCAGCGAAAGTCGCAATGAACGGTCTCGACATATACCCTTTGCATAACCAGCCGATTGGTGGAAGCCTTAAACTTGCATTTCCAGAAGGCTCCGAGACTGAATATATTGCAAGGGTAGCGCCGGGTTTTGAGGAGGACGACTAATGCAGACTGACAGAGGAATCTACCACAAGCGAGTATGCGACCGCTGCGGATATAATCTAGAATACTATACCTATGACGAAGATGAGCTGTTAAAAGGTTGGGGATGGCGCAGGGACACAGGCGACCTATGCCCGGAGTGCTATGCAGAGTACAAGCGAGTGATCGGGCGATTCAATGCCAACAGAAGGAGAAAGAGAGGGGAGAGATAATGGATATTTACTGCACCACCGAACATTGCTCTTGCATGGGCATAAAGTAGTTCTCCGATGGCAAGGCTATCCGATGCACGGCAGAATCCTGCAAGAACAAATCTGAGCCGTCCTGTGGCTCTTGCAAATGGTACGCAGAGCCGGAGGGCGTGTGTGTGAACGACCAGTCAGAACGCGTTGCAGACTTCGTGTGGGATGAACGTGGATGCAAGGAATGGGAGAAAAGAGAAAATGACAGCTAAAGAAACATTCGCCATATTTGTTTTGGGGGTCGCTCATAACATTCTTGGTTGGAGCCTTTGTCACGATTTTTGAAATGTTTCTTTGGGATATGACCGATGACATTTCGCTTGGATGGTCGTGGAAGCATCCAGAACGTTCAACAATTATTCATGCAATGATAGTGGCAGCTATTAACGCGACTGTCTTTGGCGGTGGTCTTTTAGCTGTATGGCTGGCGAAAGGATGAAAAAAATGAGCTATGATATTTCACTGTGCGACCCTGTAACGCATAAACCGCTCAAAGCAGATAGTACGCATTTTATCGCAGGTGGTATGCGCGCTATGGGCGGCACGAAAGAACTGTGGCTCAACGTCACCTATAATTACGGTCACTTCTATTATCGACCGGAAGTGTTTGGGGATGGCGGCATTCGTTCCATCTACGGCAAAACAGGCGCAGAGAGCATCCCGATGCTTGAAAAGGCCATCTCCGCACTAGGTGACGATGTAGACGATAGCGACTACTGGCACGCCACAGAGGGCAACGCCAAACGCGCTTTGTATGGTTTGCTGGCGTTTGCAAAGATGCGTCCTGACGGCGTATGGGAGGGCGATTGAGTGAATAGCACGATATGGCATCCAGCAAGCGAACAGCCACGAGAGCGGACGCAGCCTTTGTTGCTTGCGACTAAAACGACGTGGCGTGATAAAAATGGAAAAATGTTGCAATAAATCTCACCGACAGCGTATTTTCTCGGCTGTTACGCAGATGGTCAGTTCTGGGACGAGATAGGCGAGAGACTGCCGGAAGGTGTGACTGTGACGCATTGGATGGCGTTTCCGATGGTATGAGGTGATGTATATGGACAAGTATGCATGGCATTCTGTGCGAGATGAATTGCCGCCGTCAGATGCTCCGATGCTGATTCTGATGGTAAAACATATCTACCAAAACGAAAATGACTATGAGCGATACATGAGACTTGGATTTTATGCGCCAGCATTCGGTAAAAAGGCGTGGCGAGATGAATTCAATGACCCACTAGAACACAACGACTGGTATGTTGTGACTCACTGGACGTATGCGCCAAAAGAGCCAAAGGAGGACTAATATGAGATTAATCGATGCTGATGCACTGCGCCAGAAGATTGAAAGGTGGAAGAATGAATCCAACAAAGGAAGCTCGTTCTCTGATTCTGTAGAGGGTTTTGCCTACGATGAAGTGCTGTGTGCTATTGATGTAGCGCCGACTATTGACCCGAACATTCAGCGTCCTGTGGCGCATTGAATGACGTTTCCGATGGTATAGGAGGGCTTATGGAAAACAATATCGTTGTTACGCAAGATATGATTGACGCATTCACGGAGGAAATGCAGGAAGCATACAAAAAGTACGGTGATGATGAAGAAATCGTTCACAGCATGATGGACGGCATCATGTGTGAAACCTTAGAAAAGCTGGGATTTGCAGAAGGTGTGGGAATCTTTAACGAAGCACCGAAATGGTATGCGTAAGGAGCGGTAAACATGACGAACAAGAAGTTTGGAATCATCGTTATAGACTTGAGTCTTTTTGACTTCGGGCCGAAGCCGCCTTGCGGGTACATCAAGGCAAAACATATCCGCCCAGCGTACGGTAAAGGCGCAAGGCCTGTCAAAGCACATAAGCGAATCACGAGAACAAGAGAGGGATTTAGAAAGTGACAGAACTCAAGAGATGTCCGTTCTGCGGTGCGGAACCACCGACTGTAAAAGTGATTCATCCACTTAACGTTGACATGGCTAGTTGGGTAGTCTGCGGGAAATGCGGGGTGAGCACTTCTGCAACATTTGGCAAGGAAAAAGCCATCGAAGCATGGAACAAACGCTATAAAGAGGACTGAGTATGGACAAAAAACGAGACAGCTTTACATTCCAACGATACTACTTTGAAGCCATCTCCACACTCAAAAGTAAAGAGAAGTTGGAACTCTACGATGCAATCTGTGCATACGTTTTTGAAGAAAAAGACGCAACTTTCAACTCAAAAAAAGCAGAATCTTGTTTCATTTTGATTAAGCATCTGCTCGATGAAGAGTGGAAAAGAAGCGATATTGCGTCAAAAGGATGGTCTACACGAAAGTCGGTTCATCCTCATGTCATAAATGAGATGAAGGTCAGCTCATCTATGAGTTCAAAGTCAGATGACGATGAACTCATTATATCAACTGACAGTCAGATGAACGTAAAGACCTTGCCGGAAAGTGCAGTCAAGAAGAAACCTGACATCTTCTCCGACTTTGCTCATGGCGATAAAGCCCTGTTGGAATCCCTGCGAGAGTTCGCACAGATGCGTACAAGAATCAAAAAGCCTATGACAGACCGGGCGAAACAGATGCTCTGCAACAAGCTGGAAAAGTTTGATCGGCACGACTGGAAAGCCATTCTTGACCAGAGCATCTATGCAGGATGGCAGGACATTTACGCATTGAAACAGGATGACCAGAACGAGCAAAGTACGGAGATGGAGTTTCCTAGACTATGACAATGGACGTTCAAACGGTATTTATCGGTGCGCTGATGCTCTGCAAGCCGGGCGTTGTGGATGAAATCATACCAGACCTTGAACTTGACTTGTTCAGACCTGAGCTGAGAGACGCTTTTGCGGCTGTTCAGGGCTATTGGACGGCTAGGGGTAAGATAGATATAGTCGAGATAAACACGCAGCATCCAGACGTAGCGCAGACGCTCTTGGCGTGTGTACAAACCTGTGAATCAGAGTGTGTACGAATTGACAGGGAACAGATGCAGCGTTGGGCACAGCTTATCAGAGAACAAGCTGCACTCACTCGTGTGCAAGGTCTGGCATTTCAGATGACCAGCGAACTTATCGACTATTCTGATCTATCAGACATTTACCAGCAGATGGGCGAGGCAATGAGCCTAAAAGCTGAGGAAGAAGATGCGTGGACATACGAGGACGTGCTGAACGACTATGTGCTTCACATGGACGAAAAGCCTGTGTACATCAAGACAGGCCTAGAGCGTCTGGATGAAGCACTGCACATCTCACCGGGTGATTTCATCATCATCGGCGGCAGACCATCTGCTGGCAAGACAGCCCTGTCTCTGCAAATAGCAGCAAGCATGGCAAAGCAGGACTATACCGTGTACTATTTCAGCCTAGAAACCAGCAAACGCAAGCTGGGCGCACGTCTGATGGCTAATCAGATATACTGCCCTCTGGACACGGTGAAAAATAAGGCGGTCAGCTTGAATGAGATTGACGGACAGGCAAAGAACATGAAGATGCCCTTATATATACGCTCCGCTGCCGGAAAGAACGTGGCGTGGATGAAGGCGCAGGCTCTCCGTAAAAAGGCTCAGGTTATCTTCGTAGACTATCTTCAACTCATCCACGAAACAGGCGCAAAAGACAGATATGCCGCCATTACAGCTATATCCATTGCCCTGCACGAACTGGCACAGACCACAGGCATTGTCGTGGTGGCACTGGCGCAGCTCAATCGAAACCCATCCAAGCCAGGAGCAACGCCTACTAACTCCGACTTGCGAGAGAGCGGGCAGATTGAACAGGACGCTGATGCAATCATCCTTTTGTCCGGCGACAACCCCGACAAGTACCTGTTCCGGCTAAGCAAGAACAAGGAAGGCGAGATAGGCGACCTTCCCATTACGTTTAACAAGCAGATTCAACGGTTTCAAGAGTATACTTGGATGGATTGAGCACATGGGCTGTCAGCAATGGCAGTCTTTTGTTTTTGCCAACTCCACGAGAAAGCCTGTTTTAAGGCGTTTTAGATGCTAGACGATAACTTTATCGACTTAATCTCAAAAGCACGCCACAGACGCTCGTAGGCGTCTCTCCGTTGATGCTGATGGTATATCTCAAACTAGACCATGTGATTAGACCGATGCAGAAGCAGGGAGAACGGATTTTCGAGGTCAGACGTGAAAGTTATCGAGACAATCAGAAAAACGCGGCAGACAGGCTCTTACACGCCTTTCCCGCGATGATAGCATCCATATGGACGAATGCTAACGACTATTCATCCAATCGCAGGGCTGATTGAGACGAAAAAACGCTTTGACTATCACTTTCGCAAATGGCTTTCAAATTTTTGTCCCCTTTCCCCCTTGTTTCCTCTTTCCCCCTTTTGTCCCCCTCTTTCCCCTACAACCCCTATTACCCCCTATAATCCCCCTAACATCTTCCGTGCTCCCCCTTTCCCTCCCCGTGTGTTTAGCGCGTCCGCGGGCGTTATATGCGCAAGTGCGCGCGTTGACGGAGCCGGGTGTGCCATGATAGTTCAAAAGTGAATAAATAACAGTTATGCGAAATTGTAAACTGGTTCTTTCCCACTACAACCCTCTATTTCCAAAAGTTATACCGTTAGCCAGCAGAGCAGACCGTAGGCGAGAGCTGGCGTGAGGTTCGGGCTGGTGGATAGTCTACGACTATTTCACATGGAGAATTGACTTCATTTTGTAGCAGGTAAAATATGTAGAAATGTTGCAAAAACTATTCCTAGTAGAATGCTATGGATTGGACGTAATACCATAGTGCGTTGCTGGGAATTAAATCGAGTACGAACAGACCGAATTAGATGATACGACTATTCCAGTAGAATAATCCCTAGATAGTTACTAGGATATATAAGCGTATATTATAATAAGTACTGTTGGCATATGAATTTGGTATGGCTAGCGAGTGAATAAATGAGTGAATATATGTAATAGATTATGAATTTTATGCGGTCTGATGACTTAGCGACTATCGCACCTCTCTTTTCCTAAAAGGCAAACAACTATTTCACACAAAAAATACACGATTATTTGACGACAATTCGCAAGAAAACGCTACAACTATTACTCTGCGACTATCAGCGGACAGCTCGTTACTATACTATATATAGGACTTTTAAACGCTGGTCGTCTGACGACTTTACGACTATTCCACGACTATCCGCCGGGAGAAACTACGACTATTCCAGCCGGAACGCTGCGACTATTGCTGACCTCTATTAGCTATCGGGCGAAAGCCCGAAAAGAGACGAGGCGGCAAGCCGTCAATGGTTCCGCGCCGCCGTGCCAGGAAAAAACATAATGCCAAGCTAACCCACACCAGGACTCCAGCCGCCAGGCGTGGGAAGTATCGACACATCGCCGGGTTGGCATGGTTTGCGGTCTGCTGCACCGCCTGGTATGGATCTATAACAAGGGCGCACCGCTGCACCGGCGCACCCTTGTTATACATTATTATAATAGGCGGCTGCCCTGCCCTGTACAGCGTCCGGTGTGGCGGCGGTATCTGGTATCGGTGGAGGTGCTACGCTTGATGGTATGCCCTCTAGTGCGGTGCAGGCGGTGCATAGGCGGTTTGTGTGGCTGTTATATTGTGTGCGCTGGAATGGAGCAAATCAACGGAAACGCCCCTGTAAAGCCCTGTAAACGGTTTTGACGTTGTGGTGGTATAATTGCATGGACGGCAGAAAAGCCACTGCAAACGCTTGCGCGTGGCTGATACGCCGCCGGGCAAAAAGAAAAGCCCTGCATCAGTCGATGCAAGGCAAAAGAAAAGCCCCGCCGAAGCGGGGTTGAATCTTAAATTGTGTCAACGCTGATTGCGCCAAATGTTATAATCTGTTGCCGTCATGATGGTATAACCGCCGCAGACCTTAACGACAACCTCCGCGCCGGTTGCGGCCTTGCGTGCATAGTAACGGGACGTATACAGCCCGGTATTGATGTCGTATCCCTTGTTAGTAGTCATAATATATAGCCCTCCTTATTTACTTGCCTTAAACAGCGCCGAAAAAAACCAAAAACAAAACAAGATTGCGGATAAAATCACCGTTTGCACCCCCTTATACCACGCTAAACCGCTTGTATGTGGTTTTGCTGCTGCACTCGGCATACACATCAGGGTGCAGCGTCTTGAGTAGCTTGCTGTCAAGACGGACGCTTTGCACGTCCTTGTAAATAGCTTTTGCTGTGCCTTGCGCCATCTCAGGCGCGCCCTGCATCATACAGATAATATCTGCTTTAATGCTTTCGTTCATTGCTTCCAGCTCTTCCAAAAGCCGCTTGTTTTCGCGGTACTCGTTCACCTTTTCTTCAAACAACGTCATTTTTTAGCCCTCCTTAGCTGTTGAGAAATGCAATCATAACCAATGCCCCGGAAATCATGCCGCCGATGTACCAGAGGGCGGCCCACTGGGTAAAGTCAAGAGTGATCATTTTTGTATGCCCTCCTATCACATAACCTGAAACAGTGCAGACGTGCGGGCAGTGACGGCGTACAGTTTGCCGGTGATGTTGCCCTTGACCAGTACGCCGGTAACACCGTAAATACCGGTGCTGTATGCGATGGTATCAAACCCGCATTCAGCAACGCGAAGCGCGTCAATCTCTGCAAAGCGCTTTTTGGTCAAGTCCTCGGCGGCGTTGGTGGTAACATAGCGGCGGATGTCTTTTAATGTGGTTTTCATGGTTTTTGTCCTCCTGTTTTGGTTCAATGTGGTTTGTTCTTGTTTGTGCCTTTATTATACTATCACTAGGGTGGCGAGTCAAGTATTTGATAGTAAATAACTATCACAAGATATACCAAAAGATTTATGTGATAGTTGTGCATATTGCTATCACTAGACCATGCCTGTGATAGAGCTATCACAATACGCATGATAGAGGAGCTGTCGCCCCGATCTGCCCGGCGTGGCCTGTCTGGTATCGAGTGCAGACCGGTGCAGCGTGTCCAGCGTTTGGGCGGCGGTATGCCCTGGTACTTGTCTGCCCTGGTTCTGGCACGGCCTGCCCTGCTGCCTGTGATGTGCAGGCCGTCCGGGTGCGCTAGGGCGCTGGGGTCTCCACCGGCGGGGTATATAGCCGCCGCCCAGCCCCGCCCGGTCAGCCTTTCAACCGCCGAAAAAATAAAAAAGGCTCAAAAAAACACCCACACCCCCATTTCAAACTCTCAAAATTTCCCGCAAAAACAAAAAGACCCCTACAAAGGGTCTGTGTTCTGTGCTATACTTGCCTTACAAGCCTTGAAAGGGAGGAATCTACAATGGCTAAAAGTAAAATGACAACGTGCAAACACTGTGGCGCAGAGATTGCCGCAAGCGCAAAGGTCTGTCCTCAGTGCGGCGGCAAAAACAAACCGCCTATCTACAAGCGCTGGTGGTTTATCGCCATTATTGTTTTGATTGTCTTGTCTGCTATTGGTGGCTCTAGCGATAGCGGCAAGAAGGGCTTTGAGGAAGGCTACAAAGACGCTACGTCTAGCAAAGCAAGCGCATCTACCGCTTCTTCCGTTGCATCCGTTGCGCCTGAAATCAGCGAGGACGATTACAAAGCAGAATGCCAGACTGTGGACTATAAGGAACTGTGCCGTTATCCGGAAAAGTATGAAGGCACTAAAATTACTGTCAAGGTCAAGGTTTCGCAAATTATTGACGCAAACTTTTCCGGCAGCGAGAAAGCATGGAGAACCTACACGGACAATGGTGGATATGGGTTCTATGCCGATGACGAGTATTATATGCTGGATAAGCGTGGCGGCGATGCTGTGAAGATTCTGGACGATGATATTATCACCGTCTATGGTGAGTTCACCGGGCTTGAAAAAATCACCAGAGCATTGACTAGCACTACTGATGAACTGCCCCGCATCGAAGTCAAGTACGCAGACCTTGTGGACGAATAAGGAGTGGACGTAAAGATGAAGAAGTTTGCTTCAGCAATTCTTGTTGCCGCTTTGATTTTTACCATGCCTATCAGTGCAATTGCTGCAAAAAAGCCTGATGAATGGTCTGGCCTTATTGAACTTGAGCAGACTAATGCAACACAGTATGAACCGTTAGGCATTAAGAATCATGGGTCTTATGCGTGGCGTGACGGTAGCACGATTTATATTTCTTATGCGCTTGAAATCGAGAATACGAACAAAAATCTTGCGGTCTGGTTTCCCCATATTGAAATCGCAGTTGTTGCAGAGGATGGCTCTGTGATTAAAACAGACGATGAATATCTGGACTGGGTTGCGGAAGATGATTCCTACTGGTATGCCGGATACTTCACATACGAGTATGACGGTACTATCCCTGCCGGTATCGAAATGGCTGTTTCGGCTCAGGACTATAACTATCAGCCGAGTGCAGGAAAAGAAGTTTTAAGAGCAGGTGAATTGGCTGTTACCAATACTTCAAAGCGTGGTAGTGGCTATGAGACAAGATTCACCGGAAAAGTGACTAACAACAGCGCATACAAGACAAATGCAAAGGTCATCGTTCTGTATAAGATGAAAGATGAGAGCGGAGAAGAAGTTCCCGTGTGCGGAGATATTGATTATGTCTTGGATATCCAACCGGGAGAGACGAAGAACTTTGAAATCCACCCCTATTCTGGGCTTTCCAATTATTCTTCGTGGGAAATCGTAGCAATTCAAATGTAACACAAAAAGCCAGTGGCTAGATTTTCTCTAACCACTGGCTTTTCTATTGGACTATTTCACGGAGCGCAAAAATGCGCGTCGTATGAGTTTTGCTCAAAAATGAGCAAAACCTCAATTATCCGTTTCTACGGATGCTTGCATAGAGCAGACGGAAAGTTTCACGGCCTTTCGGCGTTACTCTGGTCTGTACGCCACCGTGCTTGTTTTTCTGGTTGCAGTATTCCTTTACCGCAAACAGGCCGTCACCCTTGCCCGCTTTCGGCAGGATGCCCTTGCTCTTGTCACGGTAGATGTAACCGTCAGAAATAAGCATCTTGATGAACAGTCGTTCAGGAATACGCAGTTCCTTTGCGGTAGAACGGAAGTTGGTAGATACGTTCCACGCAACGAGGTCGTCAAAGTAGTCCGCTTTGGGCTGCATCTCCTCGTTCTTCTCACAGAGCTGCTTGTTCTGCATCTGTAACGCTGCGCTCTTTTCCTTTTCGGCCTTCATGTTCTGAATCAACCCAATCACGAAGTCCGGGTTGGCAATAGCCGTCTCCAACAGGTTGTCGGTCATGTACATTCCATGCTTGCGGATGGACGGCAAGACCTCGTGAGTGACCCAGTGCTTGAACCGTTGTGCGCTTTCCAGCTTGCTGCTGAAAATCAGACTGTACAAGCCGGATTCGTTAATAATGATAATAGGCTGCTTACCACCGGGGGTGTCCATTTCGTTCACCCCTCTGTCCTGTTCATCAACGTGGTCACGGATGGCTTTCTGCGGGTTATTGTAGCCTAAATCCACCGCAATGTCCTTGCCAACAAACCAAGGGTCATCGTCAATGAGCATGACACGGATTTCGCCAAACTCGGCGTTGTTGAAGATTTTGATGTTCTCAGACAAAGAAAGTTGCATTAAAAAGCTCCTTTTCACTTGTGAGAGAAGCAATTTTCTGCTATAATAACGGCGAGAGAATGCTTCTCTCAGGGTTTACATGATACGTTCGCTGTGGTCGCCAAACTTTAGCGAGCGTATCATTTTTCGTTTTCATTGGTAGAATCCATTGGATGCAGCGTAAAGAACGCTTCACGGAACGCAGCAGAAATGGAAACCCGGTTCTTGATGCAGTATTCCTGCAAGCTTGCAAACTGCCGCTCTGTCACGCTGATGGTAACGGTATGACCGTAACGCTCTGCATAAGGACTACTCATACATATTCACCCCCTTTCGTTTTGCTGTGCAATAAGTGTAACCGCAAAATATTAGGATGTCAAGAAAATACACCCCATATATTGTGTTCACTAGTGCGGGCATCAGATTTTTCCGTTCTGATTGGCTGCTCCAGCTTCGTACCCTGCCCGATAGTTCAGTTCGGACAGCTTACCCAGCGCTTCTGCGTACTCCCTATCCTCGCTAGTCGGCTCTTTGCCGTGTGCAAGGGTTTTCAGAAATTCTTCGGTTGTCGTGGGAAAGTTCATGTTTTTTTCTCCTAACTCTTGCGGAGAGCAGCCCTTTTTGGTATAATAGATTCCGAAAAGGGAGACTGCCCCCTTGGTGGTTGCAGGTTCTCGTTTCGTGATGTGGATAAGCTATCAGTGGCTTCGTGGTGGTTGCGGCTGGTAGCTTATTTTTTTTTATGCCTTGATGTTCTCAACGTAAGATGCTACCCACTCGATACCCATGCGGATAACATCGACCTTTGAGATGTTCAATGCCTTTGCGCTGCTTTCCATGCTTGCGATCTGGTTCTCAGTAAGCCGGGTGCTTATCATGCGCAGCTTATCACGTTCCGAGGTTTCTGCTCGTCTTGCCAAGCCTATCACCTCGCTTTCGCTGAAACAAGTATAAAGCGTGAAAATATGCTTGTCAATACCCAAAGTTTTATGGAAATGAAGTTTGGAAGAATTACTCCTTATTATAGAAAATTTTCTACCTGATTGTGATTAACTAAGTAAACACACTTATACTACTCTAGTATGTATAAATACATACTAGAGTATATTTATATATAATATAAGGCGAACAACTATCATAGTTTGAAACATGACATATTGACAGTTCTATCACCATGTGGTATAATCTTGATAGAAAGAGAGGGAACAAAAATGAAAGTGGGCTATGTTAGAGTTTCAACAGCAGAGCAGAACACGGCTCGTCAGGAAGTTATCATGGAACAGCTTGGTGTTGAAAAAGTGTTTGTTGACAAAATGAGTGGGAAAAACGCAGACCGCCCCCAGTTGAAAGAAATGCTTGCTTTCGTGCGTGAAGGTGATACTCTTGTAGTAGAGAGTTTTAGCCGGTTGGCTCGTTCCACAACTGATTTGCTTGACATCATTAAAGAGCTTGACGAGAAAAAAGTTAATTTTGTGAGCCAAAAAGAAAAATTTGATACTTCTGGCCCCAATGGTAGGTTCATGCTTACAGTCTTTGCGGCAATGGCGCAGCTAGAAAGAGAAAATATGCTCGCTAGGCAGAGAGAGGGCATAGCCGTTGCAAAAGCGGAGGGGAAATATCAAGGACGGCAGTACGTTAAAGTCGATGAAGAAAAATTCCGTCAGCTTTACAACGATTGGCAAAACGGAAAGACCACTCCTACTATTATGATGAATGAGCTTGGCTTGAAGTCTGCTACATTTTGGCGTAGAGTGAGGGAATATCGAAAAAAATACGGCATTACCGATGCGGCCACCACACGCAAGTATGCCAATAAAGAAGAAAAATAAAAAGCAGCGACCCACCACAGGCCGCTGCTACAAACAAGAACCACCAATCCATCAACAGGATGATAGTACATGAGTATTATACCATTTCTGTTGAGGTATGGCAATATAAAATCAGCAGAAAAGGTATACTAACATGAAAAAATCTAATTTGATAGCAGATTCTCCTTATGGGCATTTAATTGTAGCGGATGGAAAAATCAAACTACGTTCAGTGTTCGATTTTCCCGGATGCACAGAACTGTTCTCGTTTTTGTATGTTTGCGAGCAAGCAAATTGCACTGTCGAATTTGAAAATGAGGAAATTATCGTAGAACCAAAGAATACAGATAACGCGATTCAAATTATGCTCGCAGTTTATGTTTCATTTGGTCAAGACGATACAATCTTCAAAAGATACATAAACTATTTGACGAAACTCGGTTCAGATGGAAAGCGTGAGCCGACTGTTTGCGATGAGTAAAAGGGGATTGCTATGAAACAGATGAATTGGGAAGAATCGGAAGGTTGCAATCGGTTCATAAAAAACATAACCGCTGGTATATTAGAGTATGTTCTTGAAGTTGGAATTGACGAAGCGGTCAAAGAATGCGTCAAGGACAATCCGCTTTTGGACAAATGCCCGCATCTTGAATCCTACGCAAAGGAACACGGATTTATCTAACCCGCCAGACATGGTGTCGGATTGCTGAACAGAACAGGCGAAAGGAGCAAGAGCCTATGGATAAGTGGAACAACAGAAACTCGTATGACTGGCTTGCGGGGGCAGTCGTTGGACTGCTTACCGGGTTCTTCATTGTGGTTGTGGTTGCGAGGTGCGTCATGTGATATTTTCAGCTGACATTGTTCGCAACCTAGAATAAAACCGAATAAGAAAGGAAAAACAGCATGAAACCTGTAAAATTGTCAGAACAGAGTTTGAAACTCATTGAAACGCTGTGTGATTACACTGACAAGCCCGATATTCTCAATGCCGTCGCAGACGCTTTGTATTACGATGCGGATGAACTGAAACGCAGGCTCAATCAGCTTGCGGAAGAAGTCAAATAAACCGCACATTCCATCCGTTAAAACGAATTTTAGCAAATAATTTTCCGAAAACAGCATTATAAAACCGAATATTCGATTTTTGTGCAGTTGTAGGCACTCTTTACATTTTCAGGTAGGGGGTGCCTATTTTTTTATGCAGCCAAAGCAGTGTATCGCCATTATCGACAGCATTAAATCGTATGCGAAGCAGAATCCGACCGAAGCACAGGTCTATGAGGACTGGTTTCAGGCGGTCGTCAACCTAAGGGACGCTCTGCCGCAAGACAAGCGGTTCGATGCCTACAAATACTCTGGCGAGTTGCGCTCTGTCTGTGCAGCCATGATGGGCAAGATGAAAACAGGCGAGGACGTGGCAAAAGTTTATGACATTATCAGCCGGACGTACCTGTTTGAAGCAAAGGATGTGTTCGATAGCTATTGCATCTACCTTGAATGGAATCGTGCGCCAGAGAAGAAGTTCTATCAGCCTAGACGCAGAGTGCTGAAAGTGCTGGCAGACGACCTAGAGGACTTGTTCTATAAGCGGATAGATTTCTTGGGGGTTAGTCTTCCGGCTCGCGTTGGCAAGGCCTTGAGCGATGATACGCCAATTCTTACACGAAACGGCTGGAAGAATCACGGCGATTTGCAGGTCGGTGATGAAGTTATCAGCCCGAAAGGTCAGTCTGTAAAGGTACTGGCCATTTCGCCTAAGTGCCAGCTTAATGTGCGTTGCCATTTCTCTGACGGCACATACATTGACTGCCATGAAAACCATGAGTGGACTGTATTTAACCGTCATAAGAACGGATTTGATGTGGTCGAAACTAAGCGGATGATGGAGGATTATGTTGCAGACACGAAGGACGGTATAAGATTCTGTTATCAGGTTCCGTTCAAAAATTTTGTCGATGGAGAATATAAGAAGCTGCCTGTTGAGCCGTACACATTGGGCGCATGGCTTGGTGATGGTCGCAATCAGCACCCGGATATTTGTGAGCCGCCTTGCGATCGGGTGATTGTCGAGCGTGTTATTAACGATGGATACCCTGTTAGCTGGCACACGGTTCATAAGGATACTGGCGTTGAGTACTACGGATTCTCTGGCTTGCGACAGGCACTTCAAAAAGGCGATATGTGCCATAGTCACCGCCGCTGCGTGAAACACATCCCAGAAGAATACTTTACAGCCAGCATTGCACAGCGTATGGAATTGCTTGCCGGTCTGCTCGATACAGACGGTACGTTACGGGCAAAAGAACATCGGTACGCTTTTTCTACCACAGAGCCGCAAATGAGAGATGATTTTGTCACGCTGGTTTCTACCTTTGGATGGAGATGCAGCGTAGTTGAATATCCACCTCGTGTATCATCTAGTGGCATTAAAGGCAACCTGACAGTCTATTCCATCTCTTTTAATCCTACCTGCCCTATTCCCTGCGTTGTTTCTCGCAAGCAGCTAAAGGAGTTCTCCAAACCTCGCCGTGTGGCGTTTTGCGGGTTTGAACGCATCGAGCCGAAGCAGGGCAACTGCATTCAGGTTGAGGGTGGCGTGTACTGCGCTGGGAAGCGGCTGATTCCAACCCATAACAGTACTCTGTGCATCTTTTTCATCACATGGCTGATGGGCAACCGCCCTGACGTTGCATCGGTTATGAGCGGGCATTCTGACAAGTTGACCAACGGCTTCTACGGAGAAGTGCTGTCCATCATCACCGACCCCGTGACCTACAACTGGGGCAAAATCTTCCCTGATGTTCAGCTTGTAGACAAAAGCGCAAAGGACGAAAGCGTTGACCTGAACCGAAAGAAGCGCTTCCCCACCCTGACTTGTCGTTCCATTGGCGGTACGTTGACTGGCGCTGTTGAAATCGGCGAGGGCGGCGTTCTGTACAGTGATGACTTGATCGAGGACTTGGAAGAAAGCCTGAACGTTGAGCGTTTGAACAACAAGTACGATGCCTATCTGAACCAGCTGAAAGACCGCAAAAAGCAAGGCGCATTAGAGCTGATGGTCGGCACACGCTGGAACGTGCTTGACCCTCTTGGACGAATCCAGAACCAGTATGCCGACAACCCGAAGTACAGATTCCGGGTGATTCCTGCGGTGGACGAGAACGGACACAGCAACTTTAATTATGACTACGGCGTTGGCTTTGACGATGCCTACTATGCCGATATGAAAGCCAGCATTGACGATGCAACATGGTGGGCAAAGTACATGGGCAAGCCCTATGTGCGTGAAGGTCTGCTGTTCCCTGCCGATGAACTGCGGTATTTCAACGGCGTTTTGCCTGATGGAGAGCCTGATCGCAAGCTCATGGTCATGGATATTGCATGGGGTGGCGGCGACTTCACCGCCTGTCCGATTGCTTATGTGTACGGAGACGCTGTGTTCATTCCCGACCTTGTGTTCAACAACGGCGATAAGACCGTGACCAGACCGGAAGTTGTGGGCAAAATTATTCAGCATAAAATCAACGTGGTGCGTGGCGAAGCCAACAACGGCGGCGATGAATATTGTGACGTGGTAGACAGCCAGCTCCGGCAGCAGGGTTATCACTGCTCTGTCCGCAGCCAGCGTGCGCCCAGTGGTCAAAGCAAGCTGTCAAGAATCATCCAGTATGCGCCGGACATCAAACGGTTTTATTTCCTTGACGAAAAACACCAGTCGAAAGAGTACAAGGCGTTCATGGAACAGGTTACGATGTTCACGCAGCTTGGCAAAGTTCCGCACGATGACGCACCGGATAGTCTGGCACAGCTTGCCGATGAATTGTACAACGGAATCAGTAAAATTGAGCCTGTCAAGAGGCCATTTTGATTAAAAACACAATATATTGTGTTCGCTGGGTCTATTTATTTGATTTCACCACTTGACAAGGCTTATAATGTACGCAGGAAGTTTTGCAGCTTCCCTTAAAGGAATAGCTTGCACGCGGGGTTTTGTCATTTTACTCGCGTGCGTGTCAACAAGCATATTCCTCCTTTCACCGGTGGAGGTTTTCTCACTCTTTCGCCTTCACCGGGCTTTATATGTTGCGTTTCCAATTGTAAGGGGAATACCAGCCTGTCTCCCCCACGGCTGGCAAGCAACGGTTCGATTCCGTTACGCAGCACAACCAATTATCTAGCTTTGCATGGACTTATTCTCCAAAACCTCCACCGCTATTCCCGGCTCTCGATGCAATGGTTAGGCATGACATTGCAAAGAGCAGCGGTTAACCAATCAAGCCGGGTTTCTGTGTTACATTAGCTCAGTACGGCTAGAGCATCCGGCTCATAACCGGACATACATTGGTTCAAATCCATTATGTAACACCAAAATTGCAGCCCAACATCTGTCCGACAGCAGAATGAAACAGCTGCAATGGTTTCTCTAGGCGGAGAATAGCACGACCGGAAGTGCGAACAGTTTCCCGGTGGCTTCTGACGGGCCTGTGCCAAACAGCCTGTTTCTAGAAATCCAACGAAAGGAGCGCTTATGCTAGTTAGAATCTGTTGCCCTTGTATCCGGCAGAATCCAATCTATAAGAACGTCCGCTGCAACCGCTATCTTGGCGAAGTGGACGGACGATACCATTTCAAGTGCGACAGATGCAAGGGCGTTATCGAAGGGGACACAAAAGAAGGATGGGTCAAAATCATCCATCCACCTGAAAAGTAAATAGCTTTTGAAGCGCAGTTTTGGCGCAGTGAGATAGACCTTAACGGGTTTATCTTGCTGCGCTTTTTATTTTGCCGGAAAGGAGGAACGTATGGCTGAGTATCAGATGGTCGTTGGCGGCTTTTTGAATAATCCGCTGACTGGACGCAGACCGATTGAAACGCCAGAGACGGAAATCAATCGGGAGAATGTGCTGAAAGTTGTCATGGGCAAGGCAGAGCCTATTCATTTGCTGAATAAGAACGAGATTCGCTTTCTGCACAACTACTACTTGGGTAGCCAGCCTGTCCTCTATCGCACGAAGGAGTACCACGCTGAAATCACCAACCGCATTGTAGAGAACCACGCCAACGAGTGCGTGGGCTTCTACACAGGCTACATGAGTGGCACTCCTTGCTCTTATGTGCGGTCTGAAACGGCAACTGGTGACGGTGAGGAAATCGCCCGCCTGTCCAACGCCTTGCAGTATGAGGGCAAGGATGCGCTTGATCGGCGGCTCTGGCAGTGGATGTTGGAGTGCGGACAGGGATACCGCATCGTTCTTCCTGACAAGGGGTATAGCGGCAACTACCCGGACGAAACGCCCCTGCTGGTGGACGTTCCAGACCCAGACATGGCGTATGTGATTTACAACTCCGGCATCGGGCATAAGCCTATCGCCAACGTGCTGCACATCCCGCGCAATTATCAGAACGACCTGAACGACTTGATTTGCGTGTACACACCGAACCAGTACTTTGAAATCGACAACGGCAAGGTTACAAAGTCGGAAAACCATTCTCTTGGAATGCTGCCGATGGTCGAATACAAGCTCAACCCGGAGCGCATGGGTCTGTTTGAACCGGCTATTCCTGTTCTGGATGCCATCAACGACCTAGAAAGCAACCGTCTGGACGGTGTGGCGCAGTTTATCCAGTCCATCATGGTGTTCACCAACTGCCTTGTGGACAAGGATGTGCTCGATCAGGTCAAAGAACTGGGCGCAATGTGCCTGAAATCCACTTCTGGTCTTCCCGCTTCTGTTTCGCAGATTGCAAACGAACTTGACCAGCAGCAGAGCCAGACCCTGCTTGATTCCATGTTGAATGTGTACCGCAGCCTGACTGCCATGCCTAGTGCCACTGGCAGCGAGAATGCAACGTCTGACAACGTGGGCGCAGTTATTGTCCGCAACGGCTGGAATCACACCGAAGCAAGAGCACAGCAGTACGAGAATATGTTCAAGTACGCTGAACGTCAGAGCCTGTCTGTAATGCTGAAAATCTTGCGTGATACGGCTGGTTCTAAGCTGATGGCAAGTGACATCAACATCAAGCTGCCCCGCCGTCAGTACGATAACCAGCAAAGCAAGGTTCAGATTTTTGCGCAGATGCTTGGTCAGAGCATTGACCCGCAGTTGGCGTTCACAACGCCCGGTCTGTTCCCCGACCCGCAGGCTGCTTATGAAATGAGCAAGCCCTTCCTGATTTCCGCTGGCAAGCTGGGCGAGGATGGGAAAGCACCGAAACCGCAGGAACAGTCCACAGACCATATTGTTGACACCAACAAAATGGTCGGCAATCAGGCTGATGGAAAGGAAAGCAACAATGTATAAGGGTAGAGCACTTTCAAGAGCAGAGATGGCTTTATTTCAGCATATTTACGATTCACTTTCATATGCAGAGAAGCTGATTTTGCAAATTGAGCCGAATCGAGAAAGAAGCATTGCGCTTACTCACCTTGAAGAAGCCGCTCTTTATGCCAATGTAGCGATTGCTCAAACAGAGCCGAAAGAACCTTCTAAAGAACAGCTTGAACTTTTCAAAAAGATTCTAAGCAAAATCGACAATGAAACATAGGGCGAATAGCCCTTTGCATATATCAGAACATTCAAAATCCACAAATAGGAAGGATGGATAGAAATGTTAGTTGAAATCGCAAAAATCAACCATGAAGAACGTACCGTTGTTTCTAGCTTAGATATTGCTGAAACATTCGGGAAAGAGCATCGCCGTGTTCTTCAAGACATTCGTGAAATCGGATGCTCCGAAGAATTTCGACTGCACAATTTCGTGCAGTCCTCTTATGAAAATTCGCAAGGAAAGCAACAGCCTATGTTTCTTGTGACAAGGGACGGATTCGTTCTCCTTGCGATGGGATACACTGGCGAATTGGCAATGCGATTTAAGGAAGCGTATATCAAACAGTTTAACGCAATGGAAAGCGCATTGCGCGAAAAACTGGTTGAACGCGAAAAAGGCATTGCTGTTCGGCAAGCTCTTACAAAGGCTTTGCAACAGTCCACCGAAAATGAGCGGATGCACGGTCACGCATATTCCACATATACCAATGTTATTTATAAAGTTTTGTTTGGAATGAACGCCGCACAGCTTCGTGAAAAATATCAAATCAAAGCATCTGATAATTTGCGCGATTTCTTTACACAAGAAGAACTTCGGGCAATCCAGTCTATGGAATGTTTGGTAAGCGGCCTTGTGGATTGCGGATGGGAATATACCGCAGTTAAGGATTTCATTACCAAGACGAACGCACACAATCTGCTGTGCGCATAAATCAGAATCATCCCGAATTTTCGGGCTGATATATTCCGGCAGGGAAGCCGGGATACAAATTTCGCAGCGTTGCAGGGAAGCAACGGTAAAAAAACGCAGGAGGAAATTAACGATATGAAACTCAATGTGTTGCTTGGTGATGCCTACAAAGAGGGCATGACCGCCGATGAAATCATTTCTGCGCTGGAAAAGGTTGCAGACCCTAACGCAGAGGTCGAGAAGCTGCGCAACGCCGTGACGAAAGCCAACGGTGAAGCAGCCGAGTACAAGAAGCAGCTCAAGGCAAAGCGCACCGATGACGAGAACGCCGCACAGGAACAGGCTGACAAGCTGGCAGAGATGCAGAAGCAGATTGAAGCCCTGACTGCCGACAAAGAGAACCTCGTCAAGGAAAAGACCCTTGCATCTTACCGCGAGAAGTTTGTTGCACAGGGTTATGACGCTGAACTGGCTGGCAAAGCTGCATCTGCACTAGCTGACGGCGACATGGACAAGGTGTTTAAGTTCCAGTCGGAGTTTATGACCGCCCATGATACCGCATATAAGGCTTCTTTGCTGAAGGATATGCCCACGCCTCCGGGTGCGGATGGCAAGGGCGGCTCTGACAGCGAAGGCGTGGCGTTTGCTAAGAGCCTTGCACAGCAGAACGTAAATACTTCTAAGGCATCGAGTGACGCAATGAGTGCTTTCCATTAACAAGGAGGAAAACATGAAGTTTACCCGAAACACGGTCAACGGAATCAACGATACCATCCTTGCTTCCAATGACTACACCGCCATTCCCTTTACCGTGACCGAAACTGCTGCGGTTAAGGCTGGCTATCCCATGACGTTGGCTGGCAAGAAAGCTGTTGCTGCTGGCGAGACTGGTTCTAAGACGATCAACGCTGACGGCATCCTACTGTATGACGTTGACCCGGAAGAGAACCCCAACGCCGCCCTGCTGATTCGTGGTGTTATCGACACCAAGAAGGCAGCGGCAAGTTCCAGCTTCACCTTTGACGCTGACGCAATCAAGGCACTCAAGACTGCCGTTCCTGGCATCTTCTGCCGTGACAACATCAGCGTGAACGCTTAATAGGAGGTAAAACAACATGGCACTGAATCTTAAGGAAGTCTTTGCCCCGGCTGCGATTGCCGCCTATTGGACGAATGACCCTACTAATGCGATGCCCTTTGCATCTGACGCACTGTTCCCCGCAAAGAAGAAGGCTGGTCTCGACCTGAAGTGGCTGCGTGGTCACAAGGGCGTTGGCGTGTCCCTGATGCCTAGCGCATTTGACGCAAAGGCTACGTTCCGCACTCGTGAAGGCTTCAAGTTCGATGAGACTGAGATGCCGTTCTTCCGTGAGGGCTACCATCTGGGCGAGAAAGACCGTCAGGAAATCCTGCGTGTTCTGGACAGCAACGACCCTTACGCTCGTGACGTGATGAACCGCCTGTACGATGACACCGCACAGCTTATCACCGGCGCACGTATCGTTCCTGAGCGCATGATCTGGCAGCTGCTGACTCCCGCCAATGGCGTTCCCGGCATCACCATCAAGGCGAACGGTGTGAACTACACCTACAACTACGACCCGGACGGTACTTGGAAGTCCACCAACTACAAGGAAGTCTCTGCCGCAAAGTCTAAGTGGAACGTCACCACCGCCACCCCCATTGCTGACCTGAACGCCGCAAAGGACGCTGTCCTGGCAAGCGTTGGCGAGGTCGTGACCGAAGTGTACATGAACACTGCCACCTTCCGCAACATGATCGCTGCGGACGAGGTGAAGAATCGGTTCATGACCGTCACCGCAAAGGCAAACGCCGTTCTGCTGGACGCTGAAGCACGGCAGATTATCGAATCCGCAACCGGTCTGAAAATTCATCTGTACGACAAGATGTTCAAGGCAGACCAGTACAGCGCAAGCGAGAAGTATCTGCCTGACGGCATGGTGGTGGTTGCTCCGTCCGGCGCTCTGGGCAGCACTTGGTACGGCACTACCCCTGAGGAAGCCGACCTGCTGTCTGGTCAGTCCGGTGCATCCGTGTCCATCGTGAACACTGGCGTTGCCATCACCACCGAGCTGACCGTTCATCCGGTCAACGCTAACGTCTATGCTTCTGAAATCGTCCTGCCGTCCTTTGAACGCATGGACGCTGTGTACTGCATCAAGGCTTACTAAGGCGAAAGGAGGAAAGCAGCATGGGAGACCAGTATTCTGAAGCGGCAGTCAAGCTGGGTCAGTACATTGCCCCTGCACTTGACCGTGAAATCACGGACGAGGACTACCCACTCTTCGACCTGCTGCTTGATTTTGCCAAAGATAAGATATTTGCGCAGGGCTACCCCTTCGGCAACAGGCCGGACGAGCTGCCCTTGCAGTATCAGTCGTTGCAGATACGCATTGCAGCGGAACTGTACAACCACATCGGCGCAAACGGACAGACGAGCTATACCAATAATGGCATTACTCGTGTGTGGGAATCGTCCGATGTGGCACAATCTCTGCTGAATGAAGTAGTTCCGAGAGTAGGTGTTATCGGCTGATGTTCAATGGAAGCCCGCTGGACAAGCGCCCGCTGTGGTATTCAAACCCCATCGGCGAGAAAGAACCTGTTGTAGATGAATGGGAAAACGAAACCGGCGAAACATCGCAGACGTGGAGTGGCCCTGCAAAGCTGATGCTGAACGTCAGTCCTCCTACTGGTTCTGCTGAAGCAAGCCCTTTTGGGGCGTTCACGGATTACAGCTATGTGGTCAGTTCGTCCAGCAAAAAGCATAACACTCCACTTTATGAGGGTACACACGTCTGGTTTCAAACGGACATTTCAAAGCCGTTCAATTACATTGTGGTCAAGGTCGCAGAGCATATCACAGACACGTTGTATGCGCTGAAAGAGGTGGCTGCAAGTGAAAATTAAAGTAAGGCTGAGCGATGCCGGGCTTCGTGATGCGGAACGTCAGATACAGGAGTACAAGACCACCCTGAACAAAAAGGCGCAGGAGTTTGCAAAGGCGCTAGCGCAAAAAGGCATTGACGTTGCGACTGTGCGGTTTGCTAACGCACAGTATGCTGGAGACAATGACGTAACAGTTGAGCACGACCCGGTACAAACGCCAAATGGCTTTGCGATCGTAGCGCACGGAAAAGCGGTTGCCTTTATCGAGTTCGGTACTGGCGTATCCCATTCCGCTTATGGCGGCGAACTCCCCGCTGGCATGGGCGAACACGGAACATACGGCAAAGGGAACGGACAGCATAAGCGCTGGTACTACTACGGCGAATCTGGCAACGCTGGAACGCCTGTTAAACAGGTTGATGGCAAAGGTCAGTTGAACTACACCAGTGGCAACGAACCGGCTATGGCTATGTGGGGGGCTGTTGAAGAAATGGCTTCTCAGGTAGAAGCAACGTGGAGGGAGGTCTGGAATAGTTGATTGATTATTTCAATTCCATCTTCACAGCTGTTGCCAAGGAGCTGCGAAAGCAAGTCCCCGGCATCTTTGTCACCGGTGAAATCAATGACAGCAACGTCAAAAAATTTCCGTGTGTGCAGATAGAGGAAAACAGCAACCTCCCGGTTCATCGGGATTCTGCCAGCAGAAGCAAGTATGCTGCCGTTTCTCTGCGTGTGCGTGTCTATTCCAACAAAACAAGCGGACGCATTGCAGAAGCCCGCTCCATTTTGGGCGTCGTGGATTCTGTACTTGAACCGCTCAATTTTTATCGAAAATCGTTTGCCCCGTTGAATGGGCTGTACAACAATTCCGTCTATCGGATTGATTGCAGCTACGGGGCAACAATCGGAGAGGACGGAATGATTTACCGAAAATAAGGAGGTAAACATTCTATGAGTACTGCTATCTCCGGTCTGAATACCACCCTGTACTGTGGCGACAGCGCAACCGCTCTGACGAAGCTGTGCGACATCAAGGATGTGCCCGACCTGATCTCCGAGCCGAACCTTCTGGATGCCACCACTCTGTCTGACCCCATGCAGGTCAACATCTTTGGCATTATCCAGTCCGATACCAAGTCTTTCACCGCCAACTACAACAAGACTGACTACAAGAAGGTCAAGGAAGCTGGCTACGATGAGACTTCCGAGAGCAACACCGTGAAGTATTATGCCCTGAAGATGCAGGACGGCTCCGGCTTCACTTGGCAGGGTATGCATCAGGTTGGCTTGTCTGGCTTTGGCGTGGACGAGGTTGTGGAAATGACCATCAACTGCATCTTTACCAAGAAGCCTGAGTTCAGCGAGACCCTGACTGTTACTGGCGGCTAAACCGCAAAAATCGAATCAATCAAACCGGGCAGAACTGAACAACGGATTTGGTTCTGCCCCTATTTATAAAGGAGAGCATTTATTATGGCTGCTAAGGTTATCAATTTTCATTCCCCCGATGGCAAGGATACCTACGAACTGACCTTCACCCGTGACAGCGTGGAAGCTACCGAACGTGCAGGCTTTCAGATTGGCCAGTATACCCAGATGACCAATCTGCTGTCCAACTCTCGCGCTTTGTTCTACGGTGCTTTCATCGCACGGAACAAGGGCATCAAGCGTAAGGTAGTGGACGAGATGTTCCAGCACATCGAGGATAAGGAAGACCTGATGGGCGTTCTGCTTGAGATGTTCATGGACGCTTCCAAGTCTCTGCTGGCAACTGACACCGAGGACAAGACCGCAAAAAACGCAACGTGGGAGATTGTGTAACTGCACAATCTCAGGAAGCAGACGGAGAGGGGGAGCCATTCTCCTTCTCTAAGCTGTTCCACGATGTAGAAGCCTATTACATCTCCATTGGCATGACATACGACCAGTTCTGGCACGGTGATGTCTGGCTGGCAAAGGTCTACCGTGACGCAGAGGAATTACGGGAACGCAGAGCCAACACAGAAGCATGGAGAAATGGCTTTTACATGGCATCTGCGCTTTCCTCTACGGTTGGCAATATGTTCCGAAAGAAAGGGTCTAAGCCCATCAAGTACATGGATAGACCGATTCCCCTTTCTCAAAAGGAGAAAGACGAGTATGAATACCAACGTGCTGCGGAAGCACAGGAGCGAATCAAACGTATGATGTTCTCCATGATGGAAAAGGATGGTGGTAGTGATGGCTGATGTTGATATTACAAGCTTATCCGTAGAAATCTCTGCGGAATCGCAGGGCGCAGAGCTTAACATCAATAAATTGGCTAACGCTATCGCCAATCTTCGTTCTAAGGGCAATGTTTCTGCCGTCTGCGATAGCCTTGATAAACTAGCTGGTTCTATCGCTGGGCTGAAGTCTGCATCCAAAGGCATTGGTTCTATTTTTAAGAACATCGAAAAGATGTCAAACATTGATGTTTCTGGCATTGATTTTACTGGTTTAAGCGCAAAGCTGGAATCGTTGAAAAGCGAATTACAGCCCTTGCAGAACCTTGATGCTTCTGGATTGAAAGCGGTTGGCAGTGCAATGAACGCCATTGTTAAAATCCCATCTATCAATGATAAGTTGGATGCAGACACGCTCAATAAGTTCAAGACTGCTTGTGATAGCATCTCCACCTCGCTCACTCCCCTTGCATCTCAGCTTGACAAAGTGGGCAATGCCTTTGCAAAGCTCCCTCCGCAGTTGAGTAAGGTGGTTACACAGGCTAACCGCGTGACCGCAGCCAACGAAAAGCAGCGCAAGAGCTATCTCAGCCTGTCCAATCAGATGAACGGCTTTATGCGGAACATGGCAAAGCTGGTTTCGTTGAAAGCTATCGCTGAGTATCTTGGCAACGCTGTTGCAAAGTTCAACGACTTCTATGAAGCAACAGACTTGTTTCATAACGCTATGGGCAATTTGAGCGGTGAAGCCGATACGCTCATTAGCAAGATGCAGGGCTTGCTTGGCGTTGACCCGACCAAAGCGATGACCTACATGGCTACTATTCAGAGCTTGGGTACTTCGTTTGGTCTGACAAGTGACAAAGCATACGTTCTGTCCAAGAACCTGACCCAGCTTGCCTATGATGAGGGTTCTTATTGGAACAAGGACGTTGCAGAAACCTTTACCGCAATGTCCTCCGCAATCTCTGGCGAGATTGAGCCTATTCGCCGTTTGGGCATTGACCTGACTCAGGCACGGTTGCAGCAGGAACTTCTTGCTTTGGGCTTTAACAAGCAGGTTTCTAGTCTGTCTCAGGCAGATAAGGCAGTTCTGCGTTACATTGCCATTATGAAGCAGACTGCCAATGTGCAGGGCAACCTTGCACAGACCATCCAGAGCCCTGCGAACCAGATCAAGATTCTGAAAGCACAGCTTGATATGTTGGCAAAGTCTGTCGGTTCTCTGCTCTACCCTGCCCTGAAATCCATTCTCCCCCCACTGATTGCCGCCGTGCAGCTCATTCGAGAGTTCGTTGAATGGGTGGCAAAGCTGATGGGTGTGAAGGTCGTGTTTACTGATTTCACCAAGAGCGCTGATAGCGTTGGCGGCATCGGTGACGCAATGGATGACACGGCTGACTCCACCAAGAAAGCTGCCAAAGCCCTCAAGGACTACACGATGGGATTTGATGAATTGAACATCATTGACCCCACACAGGGGAGCTCCGGCTCCGGCAGCGGCGCATCTGCTGGCAACATCTTAGGTGATGTAGACTTGTCCGGCTACGATATGTTCAAGAACTATGTCGGCAACGCTGTGGATGAAATCAAGGAAAAACTTCGCAAACTTGCTCCTATTGTTGCTGCTATCGGCGCTGGTTTTGCCGCATGGACTATCGGGAATGCGCTTCTTACTGCGTTAAAAGACACTCATGATTGGGCGTACAAGCTCGGCAAAATCGTTGGTGGTCTTAATCCAGAGCTACTTTTGGTAGCCGGAACGGTGGCTCTTATCGTTGGCCGATTTGTTCAGCTTTATCAAAACAGCGAAAATTTCCGGCAAGGTTTAGTCCGTATCAAAGATTTGATTTACCTTGCGGGTCTTGGGTTTACGCAAGGCTGGAATATTTCTTTGACTGATGGGAAACTTGGCGAGTCTATCAAATGGCTAAAAGAAGCTCTTTCCGATCTCGGCCAGGCGATTTGGAATTTAATTCCTGAGGAATGGCAAGGGAAAATCTCTACCGCATTTGAGACTATACAAAAAGTCGTCAAAGACCTCGACCTCGATTTGGGAGATTTGGTCATGACGCTTATTGGAATCGGGCTAACCATTAGTGGCCATCCTGTTGCTGGTCTTGCGGTTCTTGGTTTTGAGGCTGTTTCTGTTGCCGTGCGCAGCCTTGGCAGTGAAAGTGAAGCGGAAGCGTTTCAGCTGAAATCTGATTGGCACGATGCTTTCGTGAATTTTGGCAAGATTGCAGCCGAAACGGTGGCCGACATCATAACTGCCCTCGGAAATCTTATCAATGATTTTGCGATTCTTATCGGATGGATTCAGAACGGCGTTTCTGAAACGGAAATGCTCGACATCCAAATGAATGGCAATTTTCTTGAAGGAGCCGTTGCAGCACTTGCTCAGGTCATCCACAACATGGGCGTCTTTATTGGGTGGATTACAAAAGGTGTTGACGAGTCCGACCGTCTTGCTATTGCCGCTAACGGGAATTTTGCAGAAAAGTTCGTTCTCTTGATTGCCGATGTAATCAACGGAATCAAAGACGCTGTTGAGTGGTTCGGAAAGTTTGTTGATAAAGTGTCCAAATTTAATCCTATCAGCGTTGGTAAGAATATTATTGATGGTATTGCAAAAGGCATTACCGGGAACAAAAACGTCTCCAACGATGCCGCAAAAGAGCTTACTGATGGGATAAAAAAAGAGACGCAAGATGAACTTGATATTCACTCTCCCTCTAAGTGGTTTAAAGGGATTGGCAGCTACATTGTTCAAGGCCTTGCAAATGGTATCACTGGCTCTCTCGGTTACGTCAACGATGCTATGAATAAACTTGTAGACGCCACCAAGCTCAAGGGCGAAGAGATGGCGAACTATGGCATTGACTGCGGCACGAGCTACGTCAACGGCATCATTTCCGGACTGGATTCCAAGTGGTCTGAGCTTGACAACAACCTCAAGACCAACTTCTTCGGCACAGTGCAAACTTTCATTCAGGCCGCGCAGAGTGGCGACTGGAAAACAGTCGGCACTACTATTGCTGCTTCCATCTGGGGCGCTATGGGCGATGAGCAGCGTAAACGCGTCAAGTCCGTTGCAAGCGATTTGCTCGGCAGGTTGAGTAAAGAGCTGAAAAGCCAAGCCTCTTCTCTGCTGAATACCGCTGCTACCATTGGCAAAAATCTGGTGAGCGCACTGACTCAGAATTTCGGAAAGGTTTCCTCTGAAACTCAGACGATGCTTTCTGGTATTACGCAGGCTTTCGGAAACGTGAAGTCTCCTCTCGCAACGGCTGCTAAAGCAATCAGCGCTGCGCTGTCTGGCGGCTTGCTCAGTTCTTTCCCGACAATTTTCGCTGGGTTTGCCGGGCTGGTAAGCACCATCGGAACCGCAGTGGCGGGAATGCTTTCTGCTGTGGGCGCCGCCCTCAGCGCTACGGTTTTTGGCATTCCCGCTGGAATCGTAGCCCTTGCTGCTGCCGCCGCCCTTGGTGTTGCAATCGCTGGAATCGTATCAAAACTTGGTGGTAGCCATTCTACCAGTAGTTACAGCGATACATCTCAGTATGTTGGAAGCTCTAGCTACAATTCCTCGACATCCAGCTCTTCCTATAGTGGCACTTATTCTGCCGCAAGTGGAAACTCCGAAGAGATGAGAGATGCTGTGTACAACGGCTGCTACAATGCATTCCTCGACATCTGGCAGCGGTATGGAGAGGAAATCTCTGATGGAAGAGATGTAAGAGTGTACCTTGATAGCAAGCAGCTCACCGCTTCTGTTGAAAAGACCCAGAAAGAACGTGGCGTGTCTATTATGGGTACCGAAGTTTATTCCTATTAAGAAAGGATGGTTCAGATGGCCAATATTCCTGCCCTGGTTACGGTGAATGGCGTAGAGCTGCCGGAACCATCCTCTTATGAGGGAACGACTAGTACTATCGTAGACTCTGGCCGAAATGTTCAGGGAAAGGTTGTTGGTTCTGTCGTGCGGCATGATGTGGCAAAGGTCTCCATGTCTTGGAACTACCTCACCGCACGGCAGTGGGCCGACATCTTGAGTCTTTTCACTACGAATTTTTACTGCACTGTTAAATTCTATAACCAAGCCACAGCCGGTTATACTACCCGTCAGATGTACGTCTCCGACCGCACCGGCGGAATGTGGCGTAGAGGGCCGAAAACCGGTGGCGTGATGGGATGGACAGGGTGCAAACTTTCTCTTGTGGAGGTATGATACATGGTTGAAGTCTCCGATAAGTGGAAAGAAAAATTTAACGAAACCCTTGTCCCGGAATCTTTTGTAGAGATTACCTGTGGAATTACTGAACCGGGTATCAACAAAAAGGCTACCATCGTCACGTCATTGGCAGCCCCGTTCTCCACCTTTCACAGTATTGCGCTTTCCAATAATGCTTCCATTCCGAGGTATTCCACAGGAGAGCTTAATCTCACTGTTCTTGACGGAAGTTGCGCCATTGTTCCTTCTTCCCCTCCGTATGGAACTACTGGTTTTTTGAGCGCCAAGATTTTTGACGATTCAAACCATCCTGTTATCCGGCTTGAGCTTCCGAGTGAGAGCAAGTCCTCGATTCCCGGAGTTTCAATTTGCTGGTCTACGGTATTTGAAGAATACGCTACAGATTTTTCGGTCAGCGCATATCTTGGGACTAACAGGTTAAAAACTGTGACCGTAAACGGAAACAAATCCGTCCGTTCTGATGTTGATGTAGAGCTTTCCGGGTTTGATGCCGTAGAGATTGAGGTGCTGAAGTGGTGTCTCCCTAACCGCCGAGTAAGGGTCGAACAAGTGAAAATCGGCAGGTATCTGGTGTTTGACAAGACCAAAATTTTGTCTTACATCCATTCTTCTGCAAGAGACCCTATCTCCGGGCAGCTTTCTCAGGAGTCGATTTCCTTTAGTTTGGATAACAGCGACCGCACATGGGACTCCGTAAACCCTCAAGGGATTTACAAGTACATCTATGAGCGCCAGCCTGTCACTGTTCGTTATGGAATGGATGTTGACGGGAAGACCGAATGGGTGAGCGGAGGAATGTTCTTCTTGTCAGAGTGGAGCGTCCCCGCCAACAGCATTGAGGCGTCCTTTCAGGCGCGAGACGCTTTCCTGTATCTATCCAGCACGAAGTACACCGGAAGAAAATACGGTACACTTTACCAGATGTGCTACGATGCGTTAGAACAGCTTGAGGCAGACGGAATCACAGCAGAAATCTCTGATGAACTGAAAGACTACTCTACGGACATCACGAGCGATGGGTCTACTTATCACAACTCCGATATTTTGCAGCTTGCCGCCAATGCGGCCGGAATGGCTCTGTACCAGACTCGTGACGGCGTAATAAAGATTAACCGTGTGTACGGTTCTGTCGCCTCTGACTCGGTATTGGATATTCCGGTGCTGAACAATTATTCTTGGCCGGAAATCACCTTTGCTCAAAATATGCTCAACGTGGTGACCACCGTAGGTGGCGCCACCTACGCTTATCCCGAAAGCCCTTCGGGCAAGGGCGTGAGCCAGACTCTGAGCAATGTTATGCTCACAAAGGACATTCTTGCAAAATCCAGAAATGCCCTTACGGAGTCTTATGGAGTCCTTTCCAATCGTCGCAAAGCTTCTCTTACTTATCGGGCAAGCCCTATCGTTGACGCTCTTGATATGGTAAAGATTCACCATCAGTTTAATTACGATGCCGTCTTGCTTGTGACAAATGCAAAATACACCTTCAATGGGTGCTTCAAAGGCACTGTAGAGGGGTACATGATGGCAGATGCTCAGGCTTTGTCTCTTGACCATGTCAGCGAACAGCTTGACTGGGGTGATTCCGTTGTTCTTTCCGCTACCCTGTCCCCTGCTACCATTGATTCTCCCAAAATCAACTGGGCAGCTTCTCCCGAAGGAATTGTCTCTCTTCACGTTCTGACAAATGCAGAGGGAAAATCCACTTGTCAAGTCAAGTGGAACTCCCCGGGCAAGGCTGTTGTCACCGCCTTTGTGGGCAACGTCTCCGCGAAATGTTCTTTCATTACAACATCGTACAACCTGTTTGATGTTGCAGAGGGCGACACTGTTCTTATGGACGAGGGCGGCAACGTGGCTGAGTTCATCGTTGCGAAGCACGACTATGAGAGCGAGTTGAATGGAGCCGGACGGACGCTTTTGGTTCGCAAGCATTACGCCGCTATTATGGCTTGGGATTCTACATGGTCTACTTATGCCAGTAGTAGCGTAAGCAACTGGCTCAACAACGACTACTTCAACTCGTTCAGTTATGCTCAAAAGCAAGCTATCAATAAGACAACCATCTACTACACCCCGGGCTTCTCCGATTCTTACTGTAACTCTGGTAGCAGCAGGGTATCCACGATGGCCGAAAGGGTTTTCCTTCTTTCCAGCCATGAGTTTGGATACGACACGGAAGGTTCTGATGCCCCGAATTGGACGACTAGCAGCCCGAGTTATAAGCACAACGAGGGGACTCCCCTGCAAAATGCATCTGAAATCCTGAAGACAATGCTTGCATCCGATATAGAGGGTTCTGAGAGAGGGCGTTCCATTTGGACAAGAACTCCTTATCTGTACTCGCTTCAGATGCTCTATGATATTGCTGGCACAAGCTCAAGCGCCAACAAGTACTGGCGACCTCTGTTGGTCAGCAAACTTGTAAACGCATACGCCGTGTATGATTCTACGTTACAAGTGAATGGCAACGCAGAGACGATTTCTTATGCTACGAATGACGAGGGTCCTCGTAAATATGACAATGTCGTTCACCCCGCATTTACCGTTCCAAAGTCTCTTTCCATTGACGCTAAAGGCAAACTGATTTTTTAAGAGGTGATTGTATGGCAACATGGATTACAGACCGAACGCAGGCAGATGTAGACCGGGTAAAAGAGCTAACAGCCAAAGCCAGAACCGGCACATGGACAACGGCTGAACAGCAGGAGTGGGCCGCCGGTATGAAAGGAGCGCTCAGTTACACTGACTATGCACGAATCGAACAGGGCATGAAAGAGCTTGCTGACATTGTCGGAGTGAAACTTCCTATCGACCCGATTTCGGTCGTGACGGCGCTCAATATTTCCGGCGACATCCCCGCGTGGGACACTTATCCCTCCAAGTCCGAGTTCTTCATGCCGCTGACTGCTAAGAAAGCGGGCCTGCCGCTCCGCTCGCTGGGATTCCGTGTCAAGGGCTATATGCCGGGCAAAATGCGCACCGTCCTGCGCAAGTACGGCACTGAGACCGCCCTGGTAGACAAGTCCATCGACCTTGTCAAAGGCTATAACGATGTAGTGCTGGACATGGGAAACATCGTGCTGGAAAAGGGCGTCGAATATCAGCTCTATTTTGCCGCTGCCAACAACTTCTACCCGCCCTCTGTCGAGCCATCTTGGGTTGTAGCAAACGACTACATCGACATTGCACATGGCAGCGCCTACTATGGCGATGACGCCAAAATGATTTTTTCTGGAACAATTACTTTCACCGGAACATCTACCCCCGAATGGGGTCCGAACAGCTATCTTACCACAAAGGACGCCAATCGTTGGATAGCTAGCGTGAAAGCCATCCGTTCAAAATGCAGCGGAACAAGCTCTACTCCGGATGTGCCGAAATCTCTTTCTATGAAATTTGGTGTGATAAATCAGGTCGAAAAGATACTTTCTGACATCGAAAGTATAGCCAAAGATTACACGCTTTACTGCTCCGAGCCAATTTGTGGAGGTGAACCATACTATGCAGTTTATTGACCGAAAAGCAAAATACCCGGGCCGTTGGACTATGAAAAAGTCGGACGGTTCTTCGGAAATTATTACGTTGATTCGGAACGATGAGCCCATTGTGGAAGGCACCCCCATGAACGCCAACACACTGAACACTCTTTCGGATGTTGCTGGCGCAGATGTGGCCAGAGCCGCCGCAGAACGAAGTGCCGCTTTGGCTTCTTCTTCGGAAAAGAACGCAAAAGCCAGCGAGGCTGCGGCCGGAAAAAGCGCATCTGCTGCATCTTCCAGCGCAAGCTCTGCATCGAACGATGCAAAGGCAGCAGGTGCGAGCGCAAGCAAGGCTTTGGCTAGCGAAAAAGCGGCTTCGTCCAGCGAAAAGGTTGCAAAAGCCAGCGAGGAAGCAGCGGAAAGAGTTCTGGCCTCCATTCCCGATGAATATACGGAAATGCAGACAAAGCTCCAGGATTCCTTCGTGGTTATCCGTTCCCTACAATTTGAGCTGGATGCCCTGCGTAAGCAGCATGAAGCGGATACGTTTTTACTGTCGGCGCTGGTCAACAGCTGCCTGAAGGAACGCACCGTGAGCCTGAGCACCGAAAGTGGGGTCGTCCTGACCACGGAATCGGGGGCGGCGCTTGAGTGCGTAGCTTTGGTATCTGGTTGTGCCAGCGCATGACCTGTAATAAAAGAAAGGAAGCGAACCTATGGCAAAAATCACGGAACTGCCGAGCCTTTCGGCAAAAAATGTGAACCCGGCCAGCAATCTCCTCCCTGTGGTGGCAGGAAACCAGACAGACCGGGCGACTCTGAACGACCTGCTAGAGGGCTACTTTAATCGAGGGGCTCTGACGAGCGGAAGCGCCGCAGCGCTAAAAAACTGCCTTCCCCGGTTCAAATACCTCGGCACCAGCGTCACGAGCGAGCAGTGGGCCGCTATTCAAAATGGCACCTTCGATGGGCTGTTTCTTGGCGACTACTGGACTATCAACGGCGTAGACTACATCATCGCAGCCTTTGACTACTGGTATAATACTGGCGATACGGCTTGCACCAAGCACCATGTCGTAGTCATCCCCCGTGCCAATCTGTACACCTACAAGTTCAACTCCAGCAACACGACCAAGGGCGGCTACGTTGGCTCTGGCCTGTACAAGAACGGCCTGACGCAGGCAAAGCAGATGGTCGCTGCTGCATTTGGCTCCGCTCACATCCTGAGCCACCGTGAACATCTGGTGAATGCCGTCACAAACGGTAAGCCCACTGGCTCCGATTGGTGCGACAGTACCGTTGACCTGATGAACGAGAACATGGTTTATGGTGGGCGGCAATTCTCGCCCATGCCGGACGGCACTGACCCGTGGAACACCTGCCGTAACTACACCATCGGCAAATCGCAGCTGCCTTTGTTCCACCTTGCCCCGTGGCTGATCTGTAACAGGAACCTGTATTGGCTGCGAGACGTCGTCTCGGCGGCCGGTTTCGCGAATGCCGGCATCGGCGGCGGTGCGAGCTGCGACGTTGCCGACGTCGCCGGTGGCGTTCGTCCCGTCGTCGGGCTGATCGGCTGATCGAACATCCTGCGGGCCTGTACCGCAGGATTGAGAGAAAGGAGTCTTTATAGTCATGAAAACTTATACAGTCACCCTCGCAAGTGGGAAATTGATTGAGGGCTTGACCCTGAACCCCGGAGCCAACACGTTCCACAGTGCAACCGAGATTACCACAGAAATGTTTAATGGCAAGCTGTCGGAAGTCCATATCACCGCCAGCGATGGCGACATGAGCCAGTGCGCCTACCCTGATACCCTGCACAATGCAGAGTTGGTGCAAATCATGCAGCCTACTGACACACCGGACGGGACGTGGCAGTTTATCTTGAGGGAAATCCCAGAGGACGAAGCCGCTAAAGCAAAAGCGGAAAAACGGCTCACCTCTCTGGAATCGGCAAACGACGACCTCGTGCTCATGATGGCCGATTTGATTGGAGGCTAAAATTATGAAGACGCTAAACAACCTGAAGCTCCGCATCATGGTGCGGGCGTTCCGCATCCGGCTGAACAACGGCGAAGCCTTTGAGGACATCACGGCAGATTACCCTGCCCTGACCGCTGACGACATGGAAGCCATCAAAGAAGCCCTTGGGCAGTAAGGCGGCGCGGGATGAAGACATTTTTCGAGTTCATTTCCAAACTGCTGGCGGCCCTCTCCAATGCCGCCAAAGACAAGGCAGAGGAGCCGGACGCCCCCGCTCCTGAAAAAGTGTCCACTGCGGACACCGTGACCGGCTGGGAGGGCGCACCACCCTACCGCTACATCGACGTGAGCCGGTATCAGGGCAAAATCACCCTTGACGGCTGGCGCAAGGTCAAAGCGGCAGGCTACAAAGGCGTCATGCTCAAGACGGTATCCACCAACCGCAAGCTCTCCAAGCGGGCAGACGGCCTGTACATCGACCCGACCTTTGAGACCAACTACCGCAACGCCCGGGCTGCTGGGCTGGACGTGGGCGTCTACTACTACACCTACGCCACCAGCGAAGCGATGGCGGATGCAGAGCTGGCCCTTGTGCGGGAAGCGGTACGCGGCAAAGAGCTCACCATGCCCGTGTGCGTGGACGTGGAGGAAAACAGGCTTAAAAAGCTCTCCACGCTTGACCTCACCAACGTGGTGGCGTATGCGCTGGAAAAGGTGGAAGCCATGGGCTTTTATGCCCAGCTGTACACCTACACCGGTTACAAGTATGAGCTAGACATGGCTCGGCTGTCCTCTCGGTGGGACGTCTGGTTGGCCGACTACACCGGCAAACCGCCTGCTGTTACCTTTAGGTACAACTCCCACCAGCACACCAGCAAAGGCAGCGTGCCTGGCATCTCCGGCGACGTAGACCTCAACGTCACCACCATCAACTACCCCAAAATCATCCGTAAGAAGGGCCTGACCCGTCTCCGGGAGGGTGCATGACCGAAAAAGAAGCTTTGCTGTGGGTGCTTGGCATCCTTGGCAGCCTGTGTGCTGCGGCCATCACCATTGACAAGGTGCTGGAAATCATCCACAAGTACATCAAAAAGGCTCAGGAGCCGGACAACGTGCAGAACAAGCGGCTGGATGAGATGGACAAGCGCATCGGCACCTTAGAGCAGGGCCAGCTCCAGCACACACAAGCCCTTGCCCGTGACCTGCGCCGCTTTGAAGAAATCGACGAGGTGAGCCGTCTGACCCTCGACGGGGTGCGCAATCTGCTGGACGCCCAACTCTCCGGCAACAACCGCGAGGGAATGCAGAAGAGCCGCACCGACATCGACAACTATCTGTTAAAAGGAGTGACCAATCATGGTAGCACTGGCAACTAAACTTTTTGACCTTATCCCCGCCCCTGTGGCCCTCGTGCTCATGCTGGGAGGCTTTATCTTTTACGCCATCGGCTGCGTCCGGCTGGGCTATGGCGCCGCCGTGAAGCCTCTGGTGCTTGACCTCATCGAGCGGGCAGAGCAGGAGATCCAGGGTACCAAGCGGGGCGCAGAGCGCAAGGCGTGGGTCGTCAAGATGCTTCGCGCCGCCCTGAGTACCAGCAAATACGGCAGGCTCATCAGCTGGGCAATCACCGACGAGACCATCGGCACCGTTATTCAGTTTTTCTTTGACCGCGCCCGGGCGGCGCTGGAAAAGCAGTAAGGAGATTATTATGGCAAGCACTACATACCACCATCTCGGTGACGTCACCGAGATGTACGCCGCACAAGAGCAATTTCGGCACGTCACGAAAATGGTCTGCGCACGTCTTCGTGGCCTCACGAAAACATACCATTTTGCCGTGCTTGGCAATATGGTACGTAACGCCGGACAGCTGCCGCAGCCTTTTTGGCTCGGTGCTGCCTGTGGCGGCGGCTCGCGTAGTGCTGCCCGCTGCGCTGCAAGGACTTGACCGACAGCAGATGACCGCCGCCATTAAAAACGCACCGCTTGGGAGGGTAGACCGTAAGATAGCCTTACTGCGGTACGTGGAGCGGCTCCCGCTGCCGGACATTGCAGCACAGACACATTACAGCCGGACGGCGATAGGCTACCGACTGAAAAGCATTGAAAAAATGCTGAATATGTGATATAATATTTTTACGATCTGAGTGTATGTAGGACGCATGTTTAAGGCTGATTCTACAAACGCAACAAAGCGGCAGGCTATTCTAGAGCTTGCCGCTTTTCTTTTTGCACGGATTGTGGTATAATTATCTCAACAAATCCACCCGGCCTCTCGAAGAAGCGCAACAGGGTGGATGCTGAACCCGTCAAGCCTCTCAACGATGCGTATCATGGCGGGTCTTTTTGTTTTATTAGCACTAGTTTTGTCGAAAGCATTGCCATATATTGGATGATGTGGTATCTTAGCATTGCACTCCAATGTGTGCATCCTTACAGTTAAGCGCTCATGCGGATTTTTCCGTGTGGGCGCTTTTCTTTTACCCTTGCAACTCTTCTACTGATACGTTGCAGGCCGCAGCAATTTTCTTGAGCGTGGTCATCCGGATAGGTTTCCTGGCTTCTGCGTGTTGGATGGTCGCGGTAGACAACCCGGTCTTCTCCGACAGCGCACGAATGGTCAGCCCGGCGTTTTCCCGAGCGGCTTTGATTTTTACGGCAGACACGCCGAGCGTTTTATAATCGGGCGACATATATCCGATTTGGAACATGCCCTGCTGCTGCAACGGCAATGCTTTGAGCGCAAAGCTGTTATCCACGTCCTCAAGGTCTACATCCTTCAGGACGTAAGCGCAGGCGTTGTCAAGCTCCGGGGTCATCTTGTGGAGCTTATGTGCCAACGTAATTTTCATCATCACGCCACGCACGGGAAACCTCGTAGCGTTGTCAAGGTCTGCCTGATTCACGCGGTCGGAGTTGCAGGCTTCATCCAGCAAGCGGTAGAGCTTTCCGAGATTTTTGATAGTGGTGTTTTCCATATTCATTACCTCCGTTTTCTTTTACTATACTGATTATACCACAAAACTGCTACAAGTGATACAGGCATAGTCGCCAGACTTTGCCTTATTTTTTTGTTCGTTTTGTAGCAGTTGTATCAGTTTATATTTGTCCTTCGTTGTACCTTCGTTGTCCTTCGTTTTCTGCCGATGCGGTACACTGGATGCAATAGGAGGGATGAACCATGAGCTATTACCAAACACCCGGAGCGCCCTATGTTCCGCAACAGCCAGTCAACCCTTACGGTGGTATGGGAACGGTAGGGCTTGCTACTCCCCTACCAACTGCACAGATGCAGCAGGCTCAACAGCAACGTCCGCAGCCGATGAATGGGCAACAGCCTGTTCAGCAGTCGGTGCAGGACGGCGGTTGGTTGCTGGGTAGACCTGTTTCCAGCAGGGAAGAGTTTTTGGCGATACCGTCTGACCTGTACGGCAGACCGACCTACTGCCCCGACCTGCGGAGCGGTGTAATCTACTGCAAACGGCTGAACCCGGACACCTGTGAATCCTATGTGCAGGAGTTTTACAGCCCGGAAGCGTGGCGGCAGATGCAGGCGCAACAGGCACAGCAAACCGCTGCACCGACACAGCAATATGTGCCTATTGAGCAGTATAACGCCCTCGTACATCGGCTGGATGAACTGGAAAAGTGGCAGAAGAGCTTTTCAAAGCCCGCTGCCGCTGCGAAGAAAGGAGAATAACAATGTCCTCTCCGTTTGATATGATTACTCACAGCCCCATCATGCAGCTTGCGAATCTTGCTCGTGCCGGACAGAACCCAATGGGGCTTATTCAGCAGTTGAGCGGGCAGAACGCCCCCATCATGCAGGGCTTGAACCTGATTCAGGGCAAGAACGAAGCACAGCTCCGAACGATGGCGCAGAACCTCGCCAAAGAGCGCGGCATTGACCTGAACCGGCTGGCAAGCGTCCTGAACCTGACGCTGCCCAAATAACGGTGGTTTGTATGGAAGAATCAAAATCTGTTTCCCCTGAAGAAAATATTGA